TCGCGTAGTCGATTCGGTTCTGGATCAAAATAACCCTCTTAGGAGATTCTTATGGCTGCTACTAGCACCCCCTACGGTCTGAAGCCGATCAATCTGATCGGTGGCCAGTCCTTCAACGGCGGCGTGATTCGTGAGATCAAGCTCTCCACGAACAACACGAACGCTTTTTACACTGGCGATGTCATTCAGCTGACCTCGGCCGGCAACCCGCAACCGCTGACCGCAACACCGACAACTGGCACAACCGCCGGTATCGTTGGCGTTTGCCTCGGCGTGTCGTATGTTGACCCGAACCTGAAGTACCAAGTGTTCGCTCAATATCTGCCTGCTGGCGCCATCACTGGTGGCTACACAAACGTAACTATCCACGTCTGTGACGATCCGGACCAGCTGTATCAGGTCCAAGGTTCGGCAGCGTTCGGCACTCTGACTAATGGCGCTGCTGGTGCTGTTGGCAAGAACGCCGCTCTGGGTAACTTCGGTGGCAACACGACTACCGGCCTGTCGACAATCAATCTGGTTGTTGGCGCTAATGGTGGCTCGCTGGCAAACACCGCTACCCTCGCAATGCGTGTGGTAGACGTTGTCGCTGCTTCGGCAAACGACAGCTACCCGGACCTGATTGTGAAGTTCAATCAGGGCGCTCACTCGTATCTGTTCGCCACTGGCGTCTAAGGAGCTAACAAATGGCTATTTCTCGTTCCCAGCTTCTTAAAGAGCTACTCCCCGGCCTCAACGCCCTGTTCGGCATGGAATATGCCCGCTACGGCGAAGAGCACAAAGAACTCTACGAAACCGAAACTTCGGATCGTAGCTTTGAAGAAGAAACCAAGCTGTCCGGCTTTGGCGCTGCCCCGGTGAAAACCGAAGGCTCGGCAATCAGCTACGACAACGCTCAGGAAGCCTTCACCGCTCGCTATACCCACGAAACCATCGCCCAAGGCTTCTCGATCACCGAAGAAGCTATGGAAGATAACCTGTACGACTCCCTGTCGGCTCGTTACACCAAGGCTCTGGCTCGTTCGATGGCGTATACCAAGCAGGTCAAAGCCGCTTCGGTTTTGAACAACGGCTTCAACGGTGACTACCTTGGTGGTGACGGTGTGTCTCTGTTCGGTAACGACTCGAGCGATACTCGCGTTGGTCACTCGCTGGTTAGCGGTGGTGTCAACTACAACAGCCCGTCTGCTGGCGTTGACCTGAATGAAACGGCTATTGAAGCCGCCACCATTCAAATCGCTGCTTGGACTGACGAACGTGGTCTGCTGATCGCTGCTCGCCCGCGCAAGCTGGTTGTGCCTCCGTCGTACATGTTTGCTGCTAAGCGTCTGCTCGGCACTGAACTGCGCGTCGACACGGCTGACAACACCATCAATGCGATCAAGGCAATGGGTACGATTCCGGAAGGTTACGCTGTTAACCACTTCCTGACGGACTCGAACGCATGGTTCCTGACAACGGACGTTCCTAACGGTCTGAAGCACTTTGTCCGCGTTCCGCTGGCAACTTCGACTGACGGCGACTTCGACACCGGCAATATCCGCTACAAAGCCCGCGAGCGTTATTCGTTCGGCTGGTCGGATCCGCTGGGTATCTGGGGTTCGCAAGGTTCGACCTAATCGACCTGAGAAAAGGGCCTCCGGGCCCTTTTCTTTTCCCAGCAAAGTAGTAAACTGAAGTACGTCTAGGATTTTTACTTGTACAGACTGACCTAGCAGACGTTATAGAGACTGTACGAGGATGAGCTATAACTCGCAAAGGATTCATCATGGGCACTACCCACTTCTCCGGTCCAGTTAACTCGGCCAACGGCTTTGAAGGCGCCATCACAGGTAATGTGACCGGCAACGTAACTGGCAACGTAACTGGCAATGTGACCGGCAACGTAACCGGTACGATTACTCTTACTACGTACACCGTTTCCGGTGTTCCATCGGCATCGGCTAACGCACGCAAAATGATCTACGTCTCCAATGGCGCTGCTGGCAGCCCTGTAGTAGCGTTCTCAGACGGCACAAACTGGCTGCGTTGCGACACTCTGGCCGCTATCTCGGCTAGCTAATTTGGCTCACCCCGTTTCGGCGGGGTTCTTTAGACTTATAGGAGCTAAATAATGTCAATGCAAACTGATGTAAAGGCCAGTGCGATCACCGCTTCTGGTTCTGTTTACTCGATGCGCACCCGTGTGAAAGCCATTACAGTTACGACATCTGGCACGGCCGGAACAGTCGTTCTGAAAGACGGCGGCTCAAGCGGTACCGCGCTAATTACCCTTAATACCCCAGCCGTGGCAGAGATGTTTAACATCCTGATCCCGGGCGAAGGTGTGCGGTTTGAGACAGACGTGTATGGCGCGCTGACAAACGTCACAGCTATCACGGTGTTCTATGGCTAAGAAGAAAGGCCCATCACTGGCGGTAGGCCGCGGTGAGAAGCTGCCGGTATCGAAAGGTGCCGGTCTTACAGCCAAAGGACGCGCTAAGTACAACCGTGAGACGGGTTCTAATCTAAAGGCTCCCCAGCCTGAAGGTGGTGCCCGTCAGCGGTCCTTTTGTGCTCGTATGTCCGGTATGCCCGGGCCTATGAAAGATGAGAAGGGCCGCCCAACGCGGAAGGCCGCTTCGCTTAAACGGTGGAATTGCAAATGACTGAATCAACGTTTTTGCTTCTTTGGAACGCCGGCATGACGATTGTTATCGGTCTTATCGGGTGGGCTGCTAAAACGAAGGAAAAAGAGTTCGATAAGGTCAGTGCTGAAGTTGACCGCCTGTCGATTCTTCTAAACCGCACCCGCGAAGAAGTGGCTAAGGAATACGTTACCAAAGCCGAGGTCCACGCGGACATAAACCGAGTCCTACAGAGCCTGTCTGTGCTTGACGCTAAGATAGATCGGCTGGTAGAAAATCAACGGGCTAAATAACCTGAAGGAGTAGCGTGATGGATTTTATGAAAAAGATGTTCCGCGGTAAAGAAACTCCGGCCGAGGAAAAGAAAGAAGCCACAGCACTGAAGTCCGGTAAAATTTCTCCGAAGCAGTATGTTGCCGGTGAGAAGTCAGAAGGACACGGTGCGGGTGCTGCTAAGAAAGCTACGGCTATTAAGTCGGGTAAAATGAGTCCTAAAGCTTACGCTGCTGAGCACACAAAGAACATGGCGTGCGGCGGTAAAGCGAAGAAAATGGCCTCCGGGGGCTCAGTTCGTGGCTGCGGCTGCGCTGTCAAGGGTAAAACCAAAGGTCGGATGGTATGAGACCGAGCCGTGGCATGGGGGCAGTAGCCCCCAGCAAAATGCCAAAGGCAAAGCGCGTTGTTCGTACGGACAACCCACAGGACGTACTCGTTTTTAAGGACGGCGGCATGGCTAAGAACTGGATTGCAGGCGCTATTAAGAAGAAAGGCGCATTGCGCAAAGAACTAGGTGTAAAAGAAGGCCAGACCATTCCGGCCAAGAAGCTGGCTGCTGCCGCTAAGAAACCCGGTACGCTGGGTAAGCGAGCACGGTTGGCTGAAACCTTGAAGAAGATGAAGTAATAGGAGCAGATCATGGCAGGTGGCGGCGGAAGTCCGGTTACTACAGCGCAGTCGGGAGAGAACGGTGCACAGCCCACGTCTAGTGGGTATGCGCCAGCACCAGCACCTGCTACAGCGCAACCTACAGACATGTACAGCGCCCTCGCGCGCCCGGCCGGAGACACGATACGCAATGCGTATATGCAGGCATTAGGGCGTGCGCCTGAAGCCGCTGGTGCGGCGTATTGGGGTAATGAGGCCCAAGTAAACGGCCTGACCGGGCAACAGTTGGCTGAGCGTATTAACCTCGCCGCGGCCCCAGAGCGCGCCCAGAGTGGGTACCAGAGTGTCCTTAACCCCCAGACATACTCAGCGCAGCGTGTTGCGACTATGCCGTCGTATTACAACACGAACCCTGTGGGCGTAGACTATTCCAATATATTTAATCCGTTCGCGCGGTCTGTAACAACGCAACAGCAGACTTTGACGCCGCAACAGCAGGCGGAGTACATGGCTGATTGGCAGCGTGACTACAGCAACCGAATAACAGGCGGTATTTCTGGAGCAAAAGCGGCCCGGGTAGCCTCGGCGCAGCAAGCCCAAGAACGCGCGGCCACTGCCAAAGCGCAGGCAGAAGCTCAAGCCGCTACAAACAATCAAGCAGCTATTGACGCCGCTGTACAGCAGGCCTTAGCCGCTCAGCAGCAACAACAGGCTAACTACAACACTGTTGATTTTTTTGGTGGGGCTTCAGGTGGTATCGCGTCATTGGCGAAAGGTTTTGGAAAATGACAACTTCAGGAACGGCTAGCTTTAACCTAGACCTCAACGATATTATCGAAGAGGCGTTTGAGCGCGCCGGTACCGAGGTGCGTTCTGGGTACGATTTGCGCACAGCCCGGCGCAGCATGAACCTAATGCTTGCGGACTGGGCCAACCGGGGCATCAACCTGTGGACCGTTGAAGAGGGCAGCATCCCTCTTGAGCAGGGCGTATACGAATATGACCTACCTAGCGACACGGTGGATCTTATTGAGCACGTTGTCCGCACAAGTTCCGGTCAACAGGCCAACCAACAGGACCTGACAATCACGCGCATAAGCGTGTCGACATACGCCAGCATCCCAACGAAGCTCACACAATCCCGCCCGATTCAAATCTACATCGACCGCCAAGCGCCAACACCGAACGTGAAGTTGTGGCCGGTGCCGGATCAAGGAACTACAGAAGCTCCGTACTACACGCTTGTCTACTGGCGCCTGCGGCGTATTCAGGATGCAGACACGGGTACAAACACGATGGACGTGCCGTTCCGGTTTCTGCCATGCTTGGTGGCTGGGCTGGCTTACTACGTTGCACTGAAAGACCCACACCCCAACTCCTACGGGCGCGTACCGATGCTGAAGCAGATGTACGATGAAGCCTTTGAGTTGGCCGCTACGGAAGACCGTGAGAAAGCGGCTGTTCGTTTCGTCCCACGTCAGCAATACGTGGCTGGACGGTAAAGCATGTCAAATCGTTTTACAGCTGGCCATAAGGCGATCGCAGAGTGCGATATTTGTGGTTTCCGCTTCAAGCTGAAGCAGCTGAAAACGCTCGTCATCAAGACAAAAAACGTAAACATCAAGGCGTGCCCAACGTGCTGGGACCCGGATCACCCGCAGCTTCAACTTGGTATGTACCCTGTAGAGGACCCACAGGCTGTAATGAACCCTCGTCCTGACCTGAGTTATTGGCAGTCGGGCAACACAGGGCTTCAGATAGACAGCAACGCGGGCCCCACGCAAGATGGGTATGGTACCCCGGCCGGCGGTAGTCGGCAGATTCAATGGGGGTGGAACCCCATCGGCTTCACAAACGCTCTAGTTGGCGACAATCTTCCAAATGCCCTTGTGGGAATCGGGCAAATTGGTACACTCACTGTTGTAACTTCATAGGAGACCGTAATGGCCCAGAAGAAAGATAAAACCGGTGGCTTCACCGGCGAAAAACCCGTAAAAGGTGGCGGCGTTAAAAGCGCGGCGATGAAGGCTGTCGGCCGCAATATGGCTCGAGCCAACAACCAAAAAGCAGCTGGGAGCGGACCAAATGGCAAAGGTATCTGAAAAGTACACGCAGCCGAAGCCCGTTAACGGCCCCTACGGAAACAACGGCTACCCGAACAATGTGCCCAACACCCAGACCGTGAAGACACGCGGTACGGGCTGCGCCACTAAGGGTACAAAATCGAGCAGCAAGCTGGCTTGAGGACTAGACCGTGAACTATACGCAGCTCAAGCAAACGATCATTGACTACACCGAAAACACCGACTCGGAGTTTGAGGCGAACATCGACGAGTTCGTTCGCATCGCGGAGCAGCGTATCTATAATTCGGTTTTGATCCCGAACCTGCGGCGCAACGTGACTGGCAACGCCTACGCCAATAACCGTTATCTTCAGACTCCGACAGACTTTTTGTCTGCGTATGAGATCTCGGTTATTAAGGCAAACGGCAAGTACGAAACGATGCTGCAAAAAGAAGTCAGCTTCTTACGCGAAGCGTACCCGGACCCCACCGTTGTGGGCGCTCCTCGCTATTACGCGTTCTTCGATGATAATACTTTCGTTTTGGCTCCAACGCCCGATCAGGCGTACTTGATCGAGCTGCACTATTACTACTACCCAGAGTCTATCGTAGACAACGGTACTTCTTGGCTTGGCGATAACTTTGATATGGTGCTCCTGTACGGGGCCCTTGTCGAAGCCGCCAACTTTATGAAGGCTGACGCAGACATTGTTGCTGGGTACGGATCCAACTACGACAAGTATTTGTTCCTACTCAAGAACTACGCAGACGGTCGAGTCCGAAACGACGAGTACCGTAACTACCCTAATCGCACACCGGTGATGAACTAATGCTTGACGCTTGCGCTTTACTTAACGGAGTCGTTGTCCAATCAACTTCAGGTCGGGGGTTTACTCCGGAAGAAGTGGCGGAACGTGCCCTCGACAAGATTATCTACGTCGGAGAGAACGTGGACCCCGTCATCCGAGACCAAGCACTTGCATATCGTGATCGGTTGCGTAAAGTGTTGGTGTACTACATGAACGAGGCGGTGCGGTCTAGCAAGACCACGCTTGCCAACAAACTTAAACAGGCGGGTCATGCGGATCTGATTCCGCTTTTACTACAGGAGTAACATCATGGCAATTTCTCAAGCACTTTGCACCTCGTTCAAGCAGCAGCTGTTCGAGGGCACGCACGTATTTCTGGCCTCTGGCGGTGACACCTTCAAAATCGCCTTGTTCACGTCGTCGGCAACACTCGGTGCTTCGACCACGGCGTACGCGGCTACCAACGAAGTTTCTGGCACCGGCTACACGGCCGGCGGTAACACGTTGACCAACATCAACCCGGCTTCGAGCGGCACAACCGCATGGATCGACTTCGCCGACACAACTTGGGCTAACTCCACGATCACCGCCGCAGGCGCGCTGATCTATAACACAACGCCTTCGACCGGTGCCTACACAAACCCGTCGGTTGCCGTGTTCAGCTTCGGTGGCGACAAGACTTCGACGGATGGTGACTTCTCGATCATTTTCCCGACAGCAGACGCCACCAACGCTGTAATTCGGATAGCGTGAAAATATCTTGTAAAACAGCTAAAGCGCAGGGGTTAACTCGTTATTTTACGGGCAACCCCTGTAAGCACGGGCATGTCGCTGAACGACGTGTGTCTGATCGCGGCTGTGTCGTATGTGCCCATGAGCGAGCTACCATATGGGCAAAGCAAAATCCGGAACGCCGTAAAGATATTGTCGCAGCTTGGTATGCGGATAATCGGTATAGCGAAGCTTTGCGAGCGCGTCAATGGCGAAACGATAACCCAAATACGTACGCACAGGTAGTCCAAAACTGGCGAAAAGCTAACGCGGGATATTACCGAGGGTATATGACAGCTTGTGCAAATAAACGGCGCGCCGCAAAAATTCAACGTACGCCTCTGTGGGCTGACCACGAACAAATTCACGCGTATTATAACGTCTGCGCATTTTTCAACGAGGTTAACGGGTATACAAAATACCACGTAGACCATATAATCCCGTTGCAAGGGCAGCTTGTTTCTGGGCTGCACGTCCCTGAGAATTTACAGATACTCCTTGCGGAAACCAATCGTACTAAAAATAATCGTTTTGAGGTAGCCTGATGAGTTTAGTCCTCGCTGATCGCGTACAAGAAACTACCACGACGACTGGTACGACCGACTTCGCGCTCGGCGGGGCGGTCACGGGTTTTCAAACTTTTTTAGCCGGCATTGGTAACACCAATACGTGCTACTACACGGCGCTCCTCCCGAACTCCAGTGAGTGGGAAGTGGGTGTTGGCACTGTAGGCGGTGCTGGTGCAGAGCTTGTTCGCACAACCGTTCTAGCATCGTCTAACGCAGGTTCTAAGGTAAGTTTCTCGGCAGGGCAGAAGTTTGTATTCGTTACATATCCAGCAGAGAAGTCAGTCAACCTTGACGCGTCTGGTAATGTCTCCGCTTTAGGCACCGTTAGCTCGGGTACTTGGAATGGCACCGCTATTACTGACACGTACTTAGCTACTATTTCAACTGCGGGCAAAGTATCAAACTCGGCAACTACCGCGACAGATGCTAATACAGCGTCGGCTATTGTGGCTCGAAATGCGTCTGGCAACTTTACCGCCGGTACAATTACCGCGACTTTGAACGGTAACGCGACTAATGTGACTGGAACCGTCGCCATTTTGAACGGCGGTACTGGGCAGACAACAGCTTCTGCGGGGTTTAACGCTTTATCCCCTATTACGACAGCTGGCGACTTGATTATTGGTAACGGTGCAAATAGCGCAACACGCTTAGCTATTGGTGCGAATAGCTACATTCTTACGTCTAATGGGACGACCGCCTCATGGCAGGCTGCTCCAGCCGCAGGCGTAACTCAAGCAAAGGCCACAGCGCTGGCCATGATCTTCGGACTTTAAGGATATATTATGGCTGCTCCTAACTTACTCGCGCTGACTACTGGCACAGGCAAGACAACATACTACACACCGTCTGGCACAACAGCTGTTGTGTTGCTTACTAACGCAGCCGCATCTGGCAAGGTTCTTAAGATCAACCAGATCGTGGCTGCTAACGTAAACGGCTCGTCTGCTGCTGATTGTACTGTGGCTGTATATACAAATGGCGCGGTTGCTCAGGGGTCGGCACCATCCGGCGGTACAGCTTATCCGATTGCCTCGACAATCTCCGTTCCTGCGGATGCCTCTCTGATCGTTACGGATAAGACGACCCAGTTGTATCTGGAAGAAGGCACCTGCATCAGTATCACCAGCGGCACAGCCAACGCTATTACGTTTACAGTCAGTTACGAAGAGTTGTCGTAAGGAGCTGCCATGAGCTGGCGATATAAAGGCGGCTTCATACAGGAGTTCTTTGACCCGTTGACTGTTGGGCCTGCGGATACGCCTGGTTTACTAAGCTGGGGGAATAACACAAACGGCCAGCTAGGATTGGGAAATACAACTAACACATCCTCACCGGTTCAGATTGACAACCAAACCACTTGGGCGACGCCGTTTTCTGGATATTACACAAGCTTTGCGACAAAAACAGACGGAACATTGTGGGGGTGGGGCAGAAATACGTATGGAGCGCTTGGTCAGGGTGATACAATAGCAAAATCGTCTCCAGTTCAAGTCGGCGCACTGACAAATTGGAGTGCCGCATCTATTGGGATATATCACCTTGCTGCCATTAAAACCGATGGAACTTTGTGGGTTTCTGGATACAACGATGTATATGGTCAGTTAGGACAAAACAACTTAATCAATAGATCCTCTCCTGTGCAAGTGGGTTCATTAAACACTTGGATTTCCGTTGGCAGCCAATCAAATAGCGTAATTGCAAAAAAATCAGACGGCACGCTGTGGGGCTGGGGAAGAAATGATTTTGGTAACTTGGGAACATCAAATGTCGTAACAAGGTCTTCGCCAGTGCAAGTTGGATCGTCAACTGATTGGTCTGTTTTTGGCTGCTCATACGTTAATGCAATCGCTGTTAAAACAACAGGCACAATTTGGGGCTGGGGTTATAATGCGCATGGGCAACTTGGAAATAACGACAGAATATACAGATCTTCACCTACGCAGATAGGCGCTTTAACAACATGGCTTAATGTTGCCTGTGGTTATGCGCACACCATTGCTACAAAAACAGACGGAACGCTGTGGGCTTGGGGGTATAACAGTTCAGGACAGTTGGGCCTTGGAGATATTATTAACAGGTCTTCGCCGGTGCAAGTCGGATCTCTTAATTCTTGGAATGCTATTGCGGCAGGAACGGAAATAACATCAGCGATTGATACAAGCAAGCGTTTATGGACTTTTGGACACAACCAATTCGGTCAGCTTGGCCAAAACAACACCGTATACAGATCTTCTCCCGTTCAAGTTGGCTCGTTGTCAACGTGGGAAAAAATAAGTTGCGGACAAGTTTCTATGCTTGCGATTAATAAGACTTAAGGACACATCATGGCACAGTGGAAACAATACAGCGGGATGTGGACTAGACAGCAGCAGATGCAGGCTGCGAGCGCAAGTACGTGGCCGGGGCTATTTCTTGGAGTTGGATTATTTGGAAATGGTGGCAATGGCGCCGGAACAATAGGCGATGGCACGACCATCGACAAATCATCTCCGATTCAAGTAGGTGCTTATCCCGGATGGAATATATTAAGCGCTTCAGGAAACTCATCATTTGTTATTAAAACAGATGGAACATTGTGGTCTTGGGGGTCAAACAATTCAAATGGAGGTCTCGGTCAGGGAAATATAAATGACCTTTCATCTCCTACGCAAGTTGGAGCTTTGACAACTTGGCTTAATGTCTCTTGTGGTCAATATCAAAATTTTGGAGCTGTAAAAACAGACGGAACATTGTGGGTTTGCGGAAAAGGAAACAATGGACAATTAGGACAAAACAATGTTGTCAGTAGATCATCTCCTGTTCAAGTAGGATCCCAATCAGATTGGAATAAAGCATTTTTTGGATATCTGCACGGTGGCGCAATTAAAAACAATGGGACATTATGGGTTTTTGGCAGCAATTCATTTGGTCAGCTTGGACAAAACAACGTAATAAATAGATCTTCCCCAGTTCAGGTTGGCTCTGAAACAACATGGAGTGCGGTAAATGGAGGTTCTGGTCACACGTTTGCAACAAAAACAAATGGAACAGCATGGTCATGGGGTGCGAACGATCAAGGGCAGCTTGGACAAAATGACATTATTTACAGGTCTTCTCCAGTTCAAATTGGAGCATTAACAACTTGGAGTTATATTAGCAGCGGGTTTAAGTCTGTTGCCGCAATTAAAACCGACGGAACGCTATGGATGTGGGGAAGAAATAACCACGGTCAGCTTGGCGACGGAACTGCTGCAAATAGATCGTCCCCAGTTCAAGTTGGCAATTTAAATACTTGGCTAACAATCTCTGGCGGTTATGTTGCCAGCGCAGCAATTAAAGCCGACGGAACTTTATGGGCATGGGGAAGAAACCAAGTTGGTCAGCTCGGACAATCAAATACAATAAACAGATCATCTCCTGTTCAAGTTGGGTCTTCAACCGGATATATTGCCGCAAACATGTGGGACACACTAATGTCTCTAAGAAACGTTAGCACACCATCATCTTAGGAATATGCTAATCTAGTCAGATGAAAAACATCTACTTCCTATCCGGTTTGCCGCGTTCCGGAAGCACTGTACTCGCGGCCATTCTTAATCAGCACCCGCAGGTTCATGCGTCATCTACATCTGGCTTGCTGGATATTCTTGTAGGTACGCTACGCGCTTGGGCAGAGGCAATGTCCACTCAGGCTGCTATCGACAAGGAAGCCAGCGAGAAAGAGATTCAGAAGATACTGCGCAATATCTGTGAGACAAAGTACGATCAGATAGAGAAGCCCGTCATTCTGGACAAGGCTCGTGGTTGGGCATCAGACGTTAACATCCGCACCATGGCTATGGTGTTGGGTCATAAGCCGAAAATCATCGCTACCGTTCGCAACATTCCAGACTGCGCCGCATCGTTTGTGCGGGTGGCAAAACCTGTGGATGAGAACGAATTCCTGCGTGATTCCGAACTAATCGGCCACCTGCGAGAGTCTTACCAAACGCTTGAAACAGGTCATAAGTTTGCGCCGGAGTGCATACTGTACGTAGATTACGACGAGCTGATTCAAGACCCGATCAAACAACTACGCCGTGTAGAAGAGTTCCTAGAGTTGGAACCATACGACGGCTACAAGGTTAACGAGATCGACGGCAGTTCCTTGCGTGAGCGCGATGAGGAAGTGTGGCTAGTTCCCGGCCTGCACGACATCAAGCCGGAGCTAAAGCGCTACTCCAGCTCTCAGGATACCAAGCAGCTACTTGGCCGCTCCTACGATCAGTTCCTGCAGCCACGCTTCTGGCTCGGAGAAACAGTCTCTAGCAGACCAATCCACAAGCTAGACATGCAACTAGCCGCTGGCCTCATGGGAAATTTGGATGAAGGTTACAAGCTGGCTATGGAACTAGAACGGGAAGAGCCGTGGAACAATCGCGCTGCTTTCAACCGTGGCTGGTACAAGATGTGGAAGGGCGAGCTTCTAGCCGGTATGAAGGACATCTTCCGTGGCCGTATCGAGAAGGTGTTTGGCAACGAGATTCCACAGGTGCCGACACCGATGTGGGATGGTCAGTCTAAAGGCGTTGTCTTGCTGAATCTGGAAGGCGGTCTTGGCGATCAGATCCACGGAGCTGGGTTTATCCGTTACATCGTAGAACGTGGCTGTACAGTAATCGTAGCCTGCTCAGGTCAACTGGCCACCCTATTCCGCGATATTCCCGGAGTCGTTGCGGTAGTTCAGCACGAAGCTATGTTTGGCGTAGTCCACGACTTCTGGGTGCCAAGTATGTCTGCTCCGGTTATGCTGGGTCTGGAATACAAGGATGTCATTGGCAAGCCGTATATCACCAAGCCAGACGTGCCTAAAGGCAAAAAGCGCATCGGCCTGCGCTGGCAGGGCAACCCGCAGTTTGAGCATGAGCAACATCGTCAATTCCCGTGTGGCCTGTTCTTTGACGCAGTAAGTGGTCACGACGTAGAGTTCATCTCCTTGCAGCGCGATCACGGTTCAGACATGAAGCCGTACTGGGTTAAAGACGTACCGCTAAACCACTGGGAAGAAACACGTTTAGCTATTGCTTCTTGTGATTTGGTAGTAACATCTTGTACATCGGTTGCCCACTTGGCTGCGGCTATGGGCGTCCCAACATGGATCATCGTTCCTGTCCTGCCGTATTACTTATGGGCTAAGCCCGGTGATACTACGGAGTGGTACGATAGCGTAAGATTGTTCAGGCAAACCGTATACGGAGACTGGACTCAACCTCTGCAACAAATCTCTGAAAACCTGAAGGAGTTCGTAAATGGCTGACCATATCGCAACCGGATTCTGGATCCGCGCAGTCGGTAACGAAATTAAAGACGTGTGGGATTACAAGCCCTCGCAAGACATTCTGGATACGCAGGGTGGTTGGCGCGAAGCCATTCAGATCACGCCTGATGTCGATCCCATGCGCGAGTACATTAACGGGCATACCATCGACATCGCTGTGACACCCGCTGAAATCCGCTGGCACTTGGCTTATCTGACCGTGGAAGACCGCCAAGGCATGCTGATCTCGGAGGCCCAAGGCAAGTACAACGCCGTGCTTAATGCAGAAGTCGCCAAGGAATCAGATACCGATCCTGACTCGCATATGGACATGGCTGTAGTCGAAGCGGCTAACACGGCATACAAAGCCCGTGTTGCTCAAGTCCAAGCCTGTACTACGCAAGAAGAACTAGACGCCATCTGGAATCTGTAAGGAGTAGGCGATGTCCACACGTTACCCCGGCGGTTTTATTAACCGCTCAGCACCCGTTATTGTTGGCCCGACAGACGGTGAGGGCGGATCTGCTCCGGGCGTGTGGACTCTTGAGCAGGCATCTTATTACACCAAGCAAGGCACATGGCCACAGCGGATCAAAGATAGGCCGTTGTATTCGTGGGGATGGAACGGGGCCGGAGAACTTGGGCTTAATGACAGATCGCCAAGATCATCGCCTACACAAGTTGGCGCAAGCGTAACATGGCTTACTGCATACGCTGGCACATATTGTTCTTTTGCTAAAAAATCCGATGGTGCATTATGGTCTTGGGGGAATAATCCATACGGACAGCTTGGCCAAGGCAACACTGTTTCTCGATCTTCTCCAGTGCAAATTGGGTCATTAACAAACTGGTCAACAGTGTCTGGCAAAGAACATATTCATGCTATTAAAACAGATGGGACATTATGGTCTTGGGGGTATGTTTTATATGGAGCTCTTGGCGATAATACGCTAACAAATAAGTCGTCCCCAGTACAAATTGGTTCTTTAACTACATGGTCAAAAATTAGTACAGGTTGGTGGCATAGTCTTGCTATCAAAACAGATGGCACTTTATGGTCGTGGGGATATAACGCGCAAGGATCTATTGGCGATGGGACAACAATAAATAGATCTTCTCCAGTTCAAGTTGGTGCGCTCACAACATGGCTAAACGCAGGGGGTGGTAATTATCATTCTGCGGCAACAAAAACAGATGGAACTTTGTGGTCTTGGGGTAGAAATAACTATGGTCAGCTTGGACAAAATATTGACACTGCAATCAAGCGTTCATCGCCAGTTCAGGTTGGAGCTTTGACAACTTGGCTTAATGTTGTGTGTGGCGCATATAACACGCTTGCATTAAAAACAGACGGAACAATTTGGTCATGGGGGTATAACAATGCCGGTCAGGTTGGTGACGGGACGACAATAAATAGATCCTCCCCAGTGCAAATCGGCTCTTTATCAAACTGGTCATTTATCAATTCATCTGCACTTGGATCTAGGTGTTTTATCGCAAATTCAAGTGGTCAAATATTTGCTTTTGGTGAAAATGGAGCCGGTAGTCTTGGGACTGGAAATACGGTCAATTACTCATCTCCTGTGCAGGTATCATTAAGCACAAGTTGGTCGTCATTTAGCTCTGGCCCAGCGCAAACGCTTTTTATTCCAAAAATATAGAATAATGCGAACACTATTTAATTCCTACAACATGACGCCGTCTAAGGCGTACATCATCCGCGTTGCAGGAAACGAAAACTCAGAAGCTCAAGCCAAGCGTTGCGCAGATTCGTGCGATAAAGTAGGTCAACCGTGGGAATACTGGGATGCGTACAACGGCATTGTTAACCCAATCCAGAAGCCTGCTCACCACCACCCGGCGCTGAACCTCATCAAGATCACCGATCACTACCTGACTCGTGGTGAAGTTGCTTGTGCGTTGTCGCACATCAGCCTGTGGGTTAAGTGTATTGAGGAAGATCAGCCGTTGGTTATTCTTGAGCATGACTCGGTAATGGTTCAGCCATACACCCAACACGCGGTTTATAACTCGATCTGTTACCTTGGGTCGCACGAACAGGTTAAGCAGGGCTGGCAGGTTTTACCTACGCCGCCGCACGCATCCGAAGGCCAGAACTACCACTTTATCTGCCGCGCCCATGCCTACGCTATTGATCCAGCCGTGGCCAAGAATATGCTGGCTCACGTTATCAAGTTTGGCATCTGTGCGCCACTAGATATTCTGGTCCGCGCAGACATTTTCCCAATGCACCAGATGGGCGTTTTCGCGTATGATGAGAAGGGTGCCGAGACAACAATACTGAATCGGCCCAAGAGCGGCAGGAGGGCGCTGCCAAACCACGATCTGTCTGAATAGGGGAAGACATGCACTTTAGTACCGTGTTTCACGATTTCACGGCAGCCAGCGTACAATCGCTGGTTCGTCAATTTGGGGTGCCAAAAACTGTTGTAGAGATTGGCGTGTTTGAAGGACACACTACTTTCAACATGACCGCCCTGTTTTCTCAGCAGGTTTCAGACTACAAGCATTACGCCATAGACCCGTACGGCGAATCAGACGATCTTCCGGATGACGTTGTCGTCAAAGCTGGAGAAACGTTCAGAGCAAATCTTGCTGAGTTCGATCTAAAAGGCAGCGTAGAGTTTATCAACAAGTCTTCGCGCGAGGCCTTGCTAGACCTGTACCAGCGCGGAGTCCGTGCCGATCTTATCTATGTAGATGGCGATCATCGGGCCGACGCTGTGCTAGAAGACTTGGTTCTCGGCTTTCAGCTTCTTGATAAAGGTGGTGTTATCCTGTGCGATGACTGTGTATTCTGGAGAAACGAAAAGCTACAGAACACGCCGAAGCTCGCCGTGGATTCTTTCGTCAACTGCTTCTACGACCGCATCGAGCTGATACCGCTGTCTCACGGGCACCAAGTAGCTTTCCGTAAGAAATGAACTTAACCGTCGTCCTCCGCACTTGCCTCAAGTCAAAGCTGGATGCAGGAGTAGACCCGAATTTTGTTCGCATCTGCGGGCCCGATCGGCGCACGATGGTGCTTAAGTGCTTGCGCTCGCTTGTAGCGGCAATAAAAAATTGTTCCGCTGATGTCCGGTTAATCATCCTAGACGACGGTAGCGACGATGCTTTCCTGTACGCGCTGAAGAAGTACACAAGTGTATGCTCTACTGTTATTGTTTCGCTAGAGCCAGAAGAAGGCGTGCCGTCGTTTAACCACTCAGCGCACCAGCAGTTCAAGTTGGCATCAGAAGTCGATGGGCTTGTGTACTCGGTAGAAGACGACTATCTGCACACAGAAGACGCACTAGAAACAATGCTTACGGCATATCGGCACCTGAGCACGCGCTTTCCGCAGGACAAAGTCGTGATTTTCCCGTTCGACTGCCCGTTTAGGTATGAAGCAGGGCGTGAGGAGCCTACAGTTCTGCTGCATGATGGTACGCGGTACTGGCGCCAAGTCGGGCACACAACCAACACATTCCTGACCCACGGCGCGTACGTTAAAGAGCACTTCCCGGTATATGCGAAGTTGGCGCTTGAGTACCCAGCGGTTAATGAGCAGCACACCATAAATCGCCTGTATCGCAGTTTCTCGAACATGGGCGGGCAGCTGACGGTGTTTAGTCCGATACCTTCGGTGGCCTACCACCTGTCCTACGCTTCGCCGGTAGGTATCAAGACACCCCATCTCGGCTGGGAAAGCCTGTGGACCGCAGCGTAAGAATACTCGTCATGGGTTTACCGGGGTCAGGTAAGACGACCTTGGCCGACGCTCTGCACAGTAAGTTTGACTCCTCGCTTCGACTAAATGCAGACAGGGTGCGTGCGCTGTATGACGACTGGGATTTCAGCTACGAAGGCAGGATTCGCCAAGCGCAGCGCATGTTTAGCCTAGCCTCTGTGAGCGAAGACGCCCTAGTCATAGCGGACTTTGTCTGTCCGATGCCGGAGATGCGAGACATTTTTAAGCCAGACATGCTGATCTGGTTAGATACGACACCCGCTGGTAGGTTTGAGGACACCAATAAACTGTTTGTTCCACCTGATCGCTGGGATTTCCGTATTAAATCGCATGAATCGGAGCCTTGGGCGGACGTTATAGCTGCTTGTATTAGTAGACGATACCCCGCATAATGTGCTAACTCAACCGAGGATGCGCGTATGTTTGGCTTTAATGCGTTTGCCGTAACCCCCTTTGCGAGCCTTCCATCGCTGTCGTCCTCTATCGCCCTGACTGGGGTGTTTGGTACCGGCGAAATAAATAGCGTCAAAGCCGGCAACATAATGAACGTGGAGATCACAGGGGTCTCCGGAACCGGCTTCGTAGGCACGCTGGCCGTTAAGGGCAAGGCTGGAGTCAGCCTTACTGGCATTGAAGCTGCGTCGTATCTGGCTTCGATTCAGGCGGGCCTTGTCACTCCGGTTAACATCACAGGCATTTCTGCCACCGCGTTTGTAAACTCGCTGGCAACAACAGGGAAGGCCAACGTAACGCTAACAGGCGTGGCGGGCACAGGAGCTACAGGGACACTGGTTGTTTACAAACGTACTCCCGTGAATTTAACCGGGGTGTATGGTATTGGGGAAACCGGCACGGCTACGGCAGCTGCTGGAGCTAAGGCGACTTTAACGGGTGTGGCCGGTACCGGCGCTATCGCGTCCGTCGGGGTTACTGGTGATAATCACATAACACTTGCCGGTGTTGTTGGCACGGGGCAAACAGGTGCTCTCAAGTTTGAGCTGAACATTAAAGAGTACCTAATCGGCCAGTTGGCTAACGGCTTGGTTGCTGACCTAGTAATTTCAGGGGATGGCACGGTGACACTTACCGGCGTGTCCGGCATTGGCGCTACAACTAACGTTCTTGTATGGGGTGAGCTGAATGAGCCGCCTAACACGACTATTTGGACACCTATCGTCCACTGAGGATAAAGCATGGCTAGCACATACTCGCAGTACCTTCGTCTTGAGCTTATCGGAACCGGTGAACAAACTGGTACGTGGGGTAACACAACAAATACCAATCTAGGCACCCTGCTAGATCAGGCGGTGGCTGGCACCGCAACCATTGACGTAACAGTCGGAGATGTGACCCTGACAGCGCTTAACGGCGCATCAGATCAGTCACGGCAGGCTATCCTAAAGATCACGGGTACACCCGCCGCTGCTCGGAACGTTATCGCCCCAGAGAGCAGCAAATGGTATCTGGTATCGAACGACTGCGGGAAAACGATCACTCTTAAAGGTGCCTCAACATCAGGGTACGCCATTGCTACTGGCGAGACGCTGCTTATGTTCTGGGACGGCACGGACTTCGTACCGGGCTCTTCTACGGCGTTGGGGTATACCCCTGTAAACAAAGCCGGCGACACCATGACCGGGGCACTCTATCTTCCGGCGGCCACCCCTACTATTTCTACACAAGCTGCAAATAAAGCGTATGTTGACGCGGCCGTGTCCGGCGCTGTGGGCTCTAACTTCGTGCTTAAGACCGGCGACACCATGACAGGCCCGTTGGTCCTGTCAGGCGCCCCAACGCTCTCTACGCAAGCAGCAAATAAAGGCTATGTAGACGGCGCTATCTCCGGTGCCGGTTACGCTACTCAGGCTTGGGTTCTCAGCCAAAGCTACGTAACGACTTCAACGTCGTCATTGACAAACTACTACACAAAAACAGATTCGGACTCGCGGTATGTATCTACATCCACGCAGAACCTACAGTATTACCCGCTTACGACGACCGTAGCTAGTACGTATGCTACAAAGGTGGAGCTTGGTAACTACGTCACGTCTACATACCTAACAACTAATTATTCGACAACAGCCCAGATAAATACCGCGCTGTCTAGCTACGTAACAACTACGTACCTGACAAGCAACTACTCCACAACAACGGCTATTAACAGTGCTTTGGCCACGTACATGCCGAAAGCAGGGGGCACCTTTACCGGCAACGTAACGCTAGGGTCCGGGGTATCCCTTATAACGGGTACAGGGCCGATTACCGTGGGGACCGGTGGGATCCTTAGCCAAGCGTTTAATTTTACGGCTAGTAACTCCATTTACTATAATCCGGGTTCAGCGGTAGTCGCTATCACTAACGGATCTGCTAGCTACGTTTTTAATAACGCCGGAACAGCTACTGCCGTAAGCTGGACGAGTACGTCTGACGCGCGGCTTAAAGAGAATGTGCAGCCAGTTACAAGTGGCCTAAGCCTTGTCTCTCAGCTCAACCCTGTTAAGTATAGTTTCAAACGAGACCAGCTGGCTGAGCCAAACCGGTACGGACTGATTGCTCAAGAGCTGGAAACGGTTATTCCAGAGGTTGTGGATACAGGCGCGTTCGAGCAGGACGGTGTAGCTGACGTTAAGTCTGTAGCGTACGCGGAGCTTATCCCTATCTTGGTTAAGGCGATTCAAGAACTGAAGGCAGAAGTCGACGCCCTGAAAGCCGCCGCATGATTCAGTTTAAGCTCTACGACAACTGGCGCTACATTGTCCGTAAGGCGTGGTCGCTTAAGTTTGTTATAGCCGCCGGCGTATTGTCCGGGCTGGAAGTTGCTTTGGCGGTTGCTGGAAGCATGTGGTTTAGGCCCGGCACGTTGGCGGCTCTGTCATCTGTATGTTGCGCATGCGCCTTTATTGCTCGGCTGGTAGCACAGAAAGACATGTGATGCAGCTCAGTGACAAACAGAAACGAGTATCGGCAGCGGTAGCTGCGGCAACGATGATCGCTGTCCCGATGGAGGGGCTACGCCGGTTTGCCTATTACGACCCGCCCGGGGTGCTTACTGTTTGTTATGGCAGCACAACAGACGTAGTCAAAGGTAAGGAGTACAGCCTTGAAGAATGTAAACGACGGTTGGATAACGATATGCTCGATGCCGTACTTACTGTCGAGCGCTGTGTTCCGGGCCTGCCTGATAACGTGCTGGCTGCCTTTGGAGATGCTGTCTACAACCTTGGGCCTAAAGTTGCCTGCGACAAGCAGAGGAGCACAGCTGCTCGCAAACTCGCTGCGGGTGATATAGAAGGTGCTTGTAAAGAATTGTCAAAATGGAACAAAGCTTGGGTGGCTGGGGCGTTGATCCCGCTGCCGGGTCTGACTAAACGACGTAACTGGGAGATGCAAGTATGTTTGGAACCTTACTGATAAGTCCTCTCATTCGTTGGATTGGTGGCATTTTGTTGGTGTTGGCGTTTATCTTTGGCATCTACTACAAAGGTCGTCTGGACGAGCGTAAAATCTTTAACGAGTACAAGGCTGAAGTTAAGGACGCTGCCGATGAACAAGAGAAACGCACTAAACGCGCTGAAGAGAAGAAGGCCCAACTGATTAAGGAGACACGCGATGCGTACAACACTAAGCTTAATGATCTGCGCACTTATTACGGGATGCGCGTCACAAATGGTAGCAGTACCTTGCCCCAAGTATCAGGCACCGCCGGAGGAGTTAATGGCTACTCCCCGGACAATTTACCTCCTACCCCCATCCTTGCTCGTGACTGCGCCGAAACAACCCTAAACCTGTACATGTTGCAGGAGTACGAGCGTAATGTTGCCAAGACCGCGGAGTAACCAATGCTAAAGAAATACGTCTTCCGTCCTGGCATCAATAAAGAGGGCACGAACTACTCCGCTGAAGGTGGTTGGTGGTCGATGGATCACATGCGATTTCGCGCTGGGTTTCCCGAAAAAATTGGTGGGTGGGTTAAGTACACGGCAGAACCCTATCTGGGTATCAATCGCCTGCTGTTTAACTGGGTTGACCTAGATGGTGACGACCTGATGTTTTTGGGCACCAACCTGAAGGCGTACGTTGAACGTGGGCAGGCTATCGTAGACATCACGCCCGTCGTTAATACGCTGTCGCATACGACAGTCCCCAGCTCCGATAACTGCATCCAGACAACGCTGGACTCCACAACGGTGCGGGTTAACTTCACAGCCCACGGGGCCAATGTTGGAGACTACTTCCGGATTTCTGGTGTTGTCGGCCCTGTTAACGGTGTACCGGCAGCCGATCTGAACGGAGAGTTTGTTGTCACAGAAGTCCCCAGCGCCAACTATTTCTACTTTACGGCGGCCACTGCTGCTACCGGTTCAGGTACAGGCGGTGGAACAAATATTACGGTTGAGATTCTTCTCCCGGTTGGCTTGGATATTGAGGTGGCTGGTACAGGCTGGGGCGCTGGTGCGTGGAGTCGCGGCACTTGGGGTTCGGGTAGCCCGATCGCGGTGCAGACGACAGAGAACATTCGCTTGTGGTCTGTGGATAACTTTGGGGAAAACCTGATCCTTAACCCGCGGGGTCTAGGGCTGTACATATGGAAACCCGCCGACGGATACGCAGTAACTAATCCAGCAACGCCTATTGCAGATGAACCCGGCGCTAGCGATGTCCCTACTGGCTCGCTCGTTGTTTTGACTACGGACGATCGGCACGTTGTGTCTTTCGGTGTAAATCCGATCGGTGAAGCAGACATCGACACGCTGTTGATCCGTTGGTGCGATCAGGAGGACTACGCGAATTGGACACCAACACCGACCAATACTTCCGGTGACTTGCGTATTCCGCTCGGCTCGTACGTTGTAGCTGCGCGTCAGACGCGACAGGAAATTCTGGTTTGGACCGATACCTCACTGCACTCCATGAAGTTTGTAGGCGCTCCGTACACTTTCAGCCTAGAGACATTGGGCGACAACACATCTATCATCGGCCCTAACGCTGCGATCACAGTTAACAACGTGACCTACTGGATGGGTAAAGACAAGTTCTACGCCTACTCCGGCCGTATCGAGACGCTGCCGTGCTTACTGCGCCGCTATGTGTTCAGCAACATCAACATGAACCAGTCTGACCAATTTACCGTCGGCGTGAACGAGCAGTTCAATGAGATTACGTGGTTCTACTGCTCGGCAAACTCAAACTACATCGACCGCTACGTTATCTACAACTACCTAGAAAACATCTGGTACTACGGCACGATGAACCGCACCGCGTGGGTTGACTCCCATAGCCGGGGGTACCCCTTCGCAACAGCGGAGGGCTATATCTATCAGCAAGAGACAGGGTACGACAACGGGGAAACCAACCCACCATCGCCACTACCTGCGTATATCGAGTCCTGCCTGTTTGACATAGACGACGGGCAGACGTTCAGCTTCGTACAGCGCTTTATCCCAGACATGTCGTTTCAGAACTCCGAGGTCGCTAATCCAAGCGCGGTTGTCACCCTAACGGCACGTAATTTCCCGGGGTCTACAACGCTTCAGACCAAGGTAAACACCATTACGCAGACCGGCGGCACGGATCTGAACGAGGTGTACACGCCTCAAGTATGGACGCGCATACGCGGCCGGCACATGTCTATCCGCATCGACTCGACGGATATTGGCGTTCAGTGGCAGGTTGGCTCGTTCCGCTTAGACCTCCGCACGGATGGGCGTCGATAATGGCTGTCACAAAGTCGCTTGTAAACCTGAATCCGGTAAAAGCACCCGCCCTACCGCTGGCCCCGGCTGAGTATGTAGCAAAGCAGCAAGAGCAACTTCTAAACGCTCTACGCCTATACTTCCGGGCTATTGATAACTGGACTCAGATTGTTGCCGGCCCTTTAGGCGGAGCGTATTTGAACAATCCGCATATCTCTGCTTCTGGAACCGCAAGCCAATATGCTGGTGGAAATAACACCCCGACCAAAGTTCTTTGGAATGTCCTTGAGGCTGGTGCCGGGTTTACGCTGAACGCCAACAATACCGCAACGCCGGACAAAAGCGGAGTTTACAAAATCGACTACAGCCTATTATTCGCCAACACAGATAATGCGGCGCATGACGCGGAAGTGTGGCTGGAGGTAGACGGGGTCGATGTCGCTCGATCAGGTAGCCTATTTACGTTGCCAGCCAGAAAAAGCACCGGCGCTCCGTCATACCTAGTGGCGTACTCATCCGTTACTTTTGAGATCGAGGCAGGGCAAGAAATTGCTCTGTGGTGGGCTGTTGACAAAGCGTACAACCCAGTGGGGCCGATTGACGGCATATACATGCGGCACAGAGACGCTCAAACTTCCCCCTACGCAGCACCCGCTATTCCAGCGGCTGTAGGCTCTATAGTCTTTGTTTCTTCCCTAACCGTCTAATGGTACTATGCCAATAACACCACAGGGGACGCCCTATGACCGCTAAAGTTACAGGATTAGCAGCCCTCCTAGCTGCCCAAGGCCGGAACGGCGATGACGAACTGATCCACGTAAATAAGCGTGAAATTGCCGCTTTGGAAAAGCTTGGCCGCCGCCACGGCATTGAGACGACAGTTAACCCGAAGACTGGCTTGAAAGAGGCCTATAACTGGGGAAGCACGATCGGCGGTATTGTGGGCGGTATCGGTGGGACATTCGCTGCGCCGTTCACCGGGGGCGTGATTAACCCGTACACCGGGGCTATGCTAGGCGCCGGTCTAGGCTCTAAGCTGTCCGGTGCGTCCGACCAAGAAGCCCTGATGAACGGCGCCATTGCTGGCGTTACGGCTTGGGGTCTAGGCGGTGCTGGTGATGCGCTGGGGCAACTTGGCCAAGAGGCCGGTAAAGAAGCCGTTAAGACCGGCGTGCAAGAGGGCACAAAAGTCGCCGTTGAAGAGGGTGTTAAGACGGGTATTCAAGAAGGCGCTGGCCAAGGCCTGCAACAGATCGTCGCTAGCACTCCGCAAAACACCGGTGCGGTTGGCCAGATGCTCGGCAAAGAAGCAATCGTTGGGGAAGGCCTATCCCCGCAAGTGGGGTCTGTCGTCGGTGATAAGTTTATGCCGAACGTTGTGGCCGAGGCCCCTAAGATGTCAATGGCCGGTGATAGCGGCGTTCTACCCTTCGGTGAGCGCGCATCTGATTATTTCTCCAATGTGAGCAAGGGCATCCAAGCACTCGACACTCCGGGCAAGCTAGGTGACTTTGCCATGCAGAATAAGGGTAGCCTGTTGGCGGGGGGTCTTGGCGCCTACGGCTTGGCTACCGGCGCGGCTAACGAACCAGACAGCACAGCACCCGCCGACCAGACTTCCGGCATCGGCTATCGGGGCGAGGTTTATTACACTCCTTACGGTGAACGCCGCACCCGTGCTGTGGCTATGGCTGATGGCGGCGTTACGTCCCTTGGCAGCTATTCTGATGGCGGCCAACTGCTGCGCGGTCCGGGTGATGGGGTGTCTGACAGCATCCCGGCCTCTATTGGCGCCGCCCAACCGGCGCGTCTGGCTGAAGGCGAATTTGTTGTTCCAGCCCGTGCCGTAAGCGAACTGGGTAATGGCTCTACAGAAGCTGGCGCTAAGCAGCTGTACGCCATGCTAGACCGTATCAAGCACAAACGTAAAAAAGGTAAGGGTCTGGCCTACGAGGCTAACCCCAAGAAGCTGATGCCAGCATGAAAATCCAATACGTTCCTGTAGAGTACGTTACCCAAACATGGCCTCTGGTAGAGGCCTTTATCGCTTCTGCGCTGGAGCATAGTCATGGTGAGTACACGCCGGAGCAAGTCAAAGTCTACCTCGTCACGGGGATCTGGACTCTCTACGTCGCAGTTGATGGAGCTGGCGCTGTGCATGGTGCTGGTACTGTTTGCTTTAACAACATGCCTAACGATCGCGTGGCTTTTGTCACCACGATAGGCGGTCGGCTATTTACTAGCCAAGAAACATGGCAGCAATTCGTAGACCTCTTGAAAGCTCGAGGCGCTACGCAGGTAGAAGGTGCGGCGCGTGAATCTATCGCCCGCTTGTGGGAGCGCTACGGCTTCAAGACAAAATACAGCATCGTATCGGTAAGGATTTAATATGCGCTATAACCATTTTGACATGCTTCCGGATCGCGCCTTCCTAAAGGTTGGCGGTCGTACAACACTAGAAGGCGGCAGTGGCGGTGGCGGAAGCCAGCAGTCTACTTCATACCAAACCAACATCCCCGAGTATCTGCGCGGGCCAGCCGAGCGTATGGTTACGCGCGGGGAGACTCTGTCAGAGCAGGCCTACCAGCCGTATACAGGCCAGCGCATCGCTGACTTTACGCCCGCACAGCAAGAGGCCTTTCAACAGGTCTACGGTATGCAGACACCGGGCGAGTTTGGAGCAGCCGCACAAGGGGTTAGTACCGGCTATGGTGCCGCAGCTGGCGCTGCTGGGCTAGGTAATGCGTATGCCGGTTCGGCCGCGCAGCGCGCGGGTAACTTTGGTGTTGGCGACTTTACGGCGGCTAATCAAGGCGTAAATCTGGCTTATGGAGACGCGGCTACAGCTGCGCAGCGAGCCGGTAATTTTGGTATTGGCGCTTTTGATGCGGCCGATCAAGGCGTTGGTATGTCTCAGACAGCAGCCACGCTAGGCGCTCTTCGGGCTAATGCGTACGACTCCGGGCAGTTTGGCACCGCAGAAGCCCAGCAGTACATGTCACCATACCAGCAGGCCGTTACGGATGTAGCTAAGCGCGAAGCGGCTGTCGAAGCACAGCAGGCCAACCGTATGCTGGCGTCTAATGCCGCTAAGGCCGGAGCCTTTGGCGGCTCCCGTTTTGGTCTGGAACAGGCGCAGGTGTACCGCAGCGGCCTTCAGAATCTGTCGGATATTCAAACGAAGGGCTCTCAAGCGGCCTATGAAAACGCTCAGGCTCAGTTTGAGCGAGATCGCGCTGCACGCATGTCTGGTGAGCAGCTAGCTCTGCAAGGCACCGGTATGGCCGCACAGTATGGTCTGGCCGGAGCACAGACGCTGGCTCAGCAACAGCAGGCTCGAGAATCCCAGCGCATGCAAGCGGAACAGCTGGCAGCAACGACGTCCCAAGAACAGGCCCGTATGGCCATGCAAGGCGCGCAGACTCTGGCCCAACAGGAACAAGCCCGAGAAGCGCAGCGGGTACAGGCCGAGCAGCTGGCATTGCAAGGCAGCCAGTTGGCTTCACAAACAGCTCTTCAAGGCGGCCAGCTCGAGTCCAACGCAGCGCTGCAAGGCGCCAACCTGCTCACAGGCCTCGGCACAGCACGTCAAACCGCGGACCTTCAGCGTACCCAAGCGCTCAGCAGCGTCGGTGCACAACAACAAGCCTTGGCGCAGCAGCAACTTGACGCAGAATATCAGGCGGCTGTTGAGCAGCGCGACTGGGAGAAGAACCAGCTTGGCTTTTTGTCCGGCTTAATCCGTGGATCGCCCTTCTCGACAACACAGTTACAAACACAGCCCGGAGCTACTACCGCTTCTCAGATTGCCTCGCTGGGTCTGGGCGCTTACGGCCTATCCAGCCTGCTCGGTAAGAAAAAGGGGGGCATCATCAAGATGGCTAAAGGCGGCCTCGCCTCCTACGCCGATGGCGGTAGCGTTGATATGTACCCGGACGAGGTTCTTGAAGCTGTCGTGGCTGGCAAGAGCGATGCCGTCCTTCCTATGGAAGCCGAGCGGGAGCTGCGCCGTCGTCGTATGCTGCGCACCGCCGTCGCTGGAGAAGAAGCCGGTCAGACCCTGATGGACGGCAAGTCGCTAGCCGACAAGGCCGAAGGTGCCGGTATTGCTCAGCTGCCGGCTGACAATATGGCTTTTGCTGAAGGCGGCATCGCTGGTTACGCCGCAGGCGGGCTACCAGAAGGCTACGACCCAGCGGTCTATGAGATGTTTGAAGACCCGACATCGGGCGAATGGTACCCTCGCAAGAAAGTAGGCGCTCTGCAAGCGTACGCACAAACGCTGCGTGATAAGTCCCAAGGTAAGAAGCCTGTGGAAGCTCCGACTATTGAGGCGCCAGCTCCGACTATTTCTGCCCCAGCTCCGACTACTGCTGGTCCTGCCAAGCCTCCTAAAGTCGGAGTAGTTCCCGGTTCTTCGGGCGCAGGTAATGTCGCCCCTACACCGGCAGCGTCGGTCGCGGTTGAACCATCGTACATTCAGATGATTAAAGAGCGCATGGGGCAGACGGACAAGTCGAACGCTGAAATGACCGCTCAACTGGCTGAAGAACGCGGTCGTCTGGACAAACAGCGCAGTGACATCAAGGGTATTGCGGCGCTTCGTGCAGCCGCAGCCATTGCGCAGGGTGGTCCCGGTGGAGATTGGGGGCAGATCGGCCGTGGTCTTGGTGCCTTCGGTGAAGAAGCCTCGCGCGGGGAAAACCTCATGCAGTCGTCAGCCCAAGGCCTCATGGGTCAGAAGCTTCAGATGGCTCAGCTCGAACGCGCAGCCAACCAAGGCGATGTCACAGCTCTGGCTACACTGGAGCAACTGCGTCAACAAGGTCCGCTGCTGGCCGCTCAAGCCAAATACTACGGCGCTCGCGCTGCTGACGTTGGTACGGGTGGTTCCAGTGCCAATGCGGGGCTAAGCAACCTCAAGGCTCTGCAAGCTAATCTGCAAGCGCAGCTAAAAGGCTACCAAGGCAAGGTTGATCCACAGTCCAAGGCACAAGCCGCCCTGATCCAACAGAAGCTGACTCAAGTTGAGGCGGCTATGGCTAATCGCTCAGGCCTCGATCTGACTACCGGCTTTGTTACCCCGTCAGGTAAGACAACGACGCACCGATCCTCGCTTTTTGAGGAGTGATAGCAGTAAAATAGCATCACGCTCGTGGGCGTATTCCACTCTAACTAGACAGGTTTAATTATGGCTAAGTTCCTTCCGCTGCCGGACGGCTCGATGTATGAAGTTCCAGATAACGTCACCTATGCCGATGCAATGGCGGCAGCGCAGAAGGATGTACCAAAGGCCTTCGGGCTAGAGAAGAAAGGTGCCGGTGCGGCATTTGGACAAGGCCTAGAAAGTCTGATTTCGTCCGGCCGCACCGCCATCGGTGCGCTTACTGGAAGCCCAGAAGGAGCAGCCCGCAAGGGCGTAGCTCGCCAAGAACGTATCGGCCAGCAGTATGCGGAACAGATCGGGCTTGACCTGCTCAAAAAGAAATATGAGGAAGAGGGGCTACTCAGTGCTGGTAAAGAACTCGCGCGTCAGGTGCCTCTGGCTATCGCTGAACAAGCTCCTAACATCGGTGCCACCCTTGCTGCTGGACGTACTGGCGCTATGGTTGGCGGGGCTTTTGGCCCTGTTGGCGCTGTTGTGGGTGGCCTTGGAGGCGCTGCTATCCCGAGTCTGGTGTCTCAGTTCGGTGGTAATATCGAGCGTCAGGCAAAAGAAGGAGCCCCGATCGACGTAGGCGCTGCTGGCGCCGCTGCTGTCCCACAAGCCGCCCTTGATGTAGCAGGCACCTTCGTGCCGTTCGGTCGTACGCTGGTAGGCAAGGCGTTGGGCGCAGGCGTTGAGAAAGCGCTTGCCCGTGGTGCCTCAGAAGCAGCCGAGAAGATCGCCCAAGAGAGCCTCAAGAAAGCGCTGGTCAAGGGTACCCTCATCGGCGGCGCTGCTGAAATCCCAACAGAAATCGCACAGCAAATGCTTGAGCGTGCTCAGGCCGGCCTGTCCCTAACTTCCCAAGACGCCCTCTCAGAGTATGGTAATACCGCTTATCAGGTGGGGCTGCTTGCTCCTATTGGTGCTGCTGGTCGTGTCGCTGACCGTGGTGCAGCTCGTAAAGATGTTGCACAGAAACAGGCAGCGGAGGCGGAGGCTCAAGCAACTGCGGCGGAACAGGCGCGCCTTGCAAGCCCGGAATACTTTGCCCAGCTAAATAGCGAGCGCGATGCGCTGCTCGGCCGCATCGGCAAAATGGCAGAAGGTCTGGCTAAGACCAAGAAGCCAGAAGCACTGCAAACCAAGATCGACGGCGTTCGTGAGGAGCTGACCGGTCTGGAAGAAAAGATCGCTGCCCACCCGCTGTATGCTGAGAGCCAAGCCAAAGCCGAAGAACAAGCCCAGACAGCCAAGACCCTTGGTATGTTCGGCGACTGGCAGCAACAAGCACAGGCCGACTTGGCCGCCCAGCAAGAACGGATTACCACCGGCACACCAGAAGCCATCCAAACGCTGCCCGGTATGGAGCAGGTTACTCAGATGCCAGCCGCCAAGTCGCTGGATATGGACGCTATTCGGACTGAGCACACAGGCCTTACGCAGCAGCTTGAGTCTCTCCAGCAGCAAATGGCTAACGCCGCCATGCAAGGCAACACCCGTGCTATCGCCGACCTGAACAAGCAGATCCAAACAGTCCAGCCTGCGGTGCAGGAACTGGAAGCGCTGATTAAGAATGATCCCCAGCGCCAGCTGAAGCGCCTGACAGACCGTCTGGCCAAGGCCGGCGAAGAAGGTGACTTTGAAGCCATCAACAAGCTGGCGCAGCAGATCGAGACTATGCAGCAGCAAGGCATCGCACTGCCAGAAACCCCAGCCTATGACCAAAGCCAGCAGCGCCTGTTCACCAAGGAAGGTGCCCCAACTGCTGAAGCTAAGCGCGGTGTACGTCTGGGCGAAGAAGCCAAGGCTCTGCAAGAAACCACTAAGGTAGAGACAGCGCTGGAGCAAGAGCAGGCAGATCTGCTTGGCCTCGGCTACACCCGCAAGTACAAATCCACGCCAGAAGAGCGTGTTGCCAAGGGTGTTGAAGGCTTCAAAGAATCTATGGCGCAACTCGAAGACGAGTACGCCAAGACCGCTGATGAACGTATTGTTGGCCGTCTGGTAAGCCTGTTCGGTAAAGGTGGAGCCAAGGAAGAAGCTAGCGCCGACATCGCTGACCGCGGCGTGCAGCCCCAGCAAAACAAGTTCCGTTCTACGGAAGCCGGCAAAGCCGCCAATGAGGCGTATGCTAACTTCTCCGAAGCCCTTGAGAACGTCCGCGACGGATACTTCTTCGGCGGCAAGAACACCAAGCTGGCTAGCTCCACACGCGACGGGCTGCTGCGCCAAGCAGACAAAGCCAAGCGCGATTACATCGAGGCTGTTCTACAACAAGTTGACAACGACCGTCTGGCTAACCGCCACAACAGCCTGACCCAAGGTCAAGCGCTGCAACTGGCTATGCAGATCCACACCGCGATGGATCGCAACCTGAAAGCCGGCACCGTTGAGCCGCAGTTGGAACAGCACCTGAAACAGTATGCTACACCGTTCTACAAGCCGACAACGCAGAAGGCCTTTGGTCTGTCTATGCAGACCCCGAAGCAGCTGGAAGCCAAGGCTAAGCGCGAAGCAGCCGGTGAAGAAAAGGTACTGACCGAGGAAGAAAAGGCCGTTCAGCGTGAAGCTATGCGCACCGAAGAAGGCGGTAAGGGCGTTCAAAAGACTCTGCCGGGTATCGAACCTATCGCCACTGAGCGTGCCACGCCAGCCAACTTTATGAAGTTCCTGAACAGCGCTGAGGTAGCCAAGCTGCGCCGTAATGTTGAGGCCGAGAAGGCTCGGGACGCAGAGATCGGGCGCTTGATTAAAGCCGCTATCCGCGCAGATCAAACCAAGTATGAGGCCATGAAAACTCAGCATGAGGTTGAGACCGGTAAATTCCGTGAAGCGCTGGCCGATATTACGGAGCTGGAGCGCAAAGACGCTATCTACGCTGCTGAGCAAAAGCTGTCCGAGGCCATTAAAAAGGCTGAGCAGGACTACATGCAAGGTATGGAGGTACTGGGGCCGGTCATTAACCAAGCCCAGCGTGAGATGTCGCGTGTCGAGGCTAACGTCACTGTTGCGGCTGACCGAGCCGTGGCCACGCAGTTGCGCGAGTGGCTTAACAAAGCCTATGACCTCCGTGACCGCTACGCCGGCCGTGTGGAATCGCTGCGTAATTCCCGCGTTGAGATCGACGAGCATAAGGTTCGCCGCGACGCTATCCTGTCCGACTACATCCAGAGCCGCAAAAAGAAGCTGGATAAGCTGGAGGCAGGCATCAAGAATAAGCCACTGGGCGCTGTCGCCAAGAAGCACGCGGATGAGCGCTCGCGTTTGGCCGTGGCCGAGACTAAGCTGAAAGAACGCAACGAGAAGAACGGCAAGCTGCGCCGTGAGCGTGAGCAGGCTGCACTTGAGTTCGACAACGCCACCAAGTCCTACGGTCAGAAGGTCGAGACTGCTATGGCTTGGGACCCGAACCTTGGTGAGTTTGTAGAAGCCGTTGGCAAAAAGGGCGAGGTCGTTAAGCGCAAGGTCATATCTGCTGCACCGAAATCCGCAGAAACAAAACGGGAAGAAGTAAAGGCCGCGCAGAAAGAAAGCGCTGCTGAGCGTATTGCTAGCAAGAAAGCCAACATTGAGCGCGTGTTGGGTGGTGGAGCGATGACCGCTGATCGCGTAGCTTCTGAACTGGACGCTGTAGCTACGCAACTGCGCAGCAAGAAGACACCGAAAGAAGACCGCAAGGCTTTGCTGAAGCGTCAGAAAGATCTGAAAGAGTATGAGAAGCTGCTCAAGGTAGGCCGTCAACTTGTCCGCATTGATGCGGCTCGTCCTCTGAAGCGCGGCGAATTGCGTGCGGCTCGCCAAGAACGTACGGAAGTCCAAGAACAACCGACTACCCGTGCTGAGGTTATGGCGCAGGCTGTTAAAGAGCGTCGTGAAACGCTAGGCGAAGACTACAAGTCGTTGGTAGGCCGCATCGAAGAGCGCTGGGGTGGCGATCTGCTGGATGACATCGGCGACATGGGCTACGCCATCATGGATCAGGTGCGCGGCTCAGCCCTGCGTGACGGCGGTGCCAAGGTTAACGACGGCGTGGATCTCAAGGCATTTAAGGCGTCGGCTGACAAAGTGTCGGCCAAGCTGGCCAAGTCCGGCATCAAGCTGAACTACTACGACACCGTTGAGCAAGCTCCGGCCATCGTTAAGGCAGCGCTGGCTTACCACAAGGCTGACACTACCAAGGGCTTGATCCTGCCAGACGGCAGCCTGACTGTTATCGGTGATACCCACGCAAACCTGCGTGATCTGGAAGAAACGATCGCCCACGAAGTTATCGGCCACTACGGCGTAGAAGGTATGCTGGGGGCTAAGGGTGTTCAGGAACTTACTGACAAGATCTTTGAAACGGACGGTCTGGTGTATCGCGTTGCCGAAGCACTGGGTGTCTGGGATGAAGTTCGTGCCACCGAACAGTCCGCCATTGGACGAGGCCTGAATCAGAACCAGCAGCGCGTTGCTATGGTGCGCGAGCTTATTGCCCATACCGCTGAGAAGCGGGGTGTGCCGTCTGGTCTGGTGGATGTGATGAAGAACTGGATCAAGATGCTGGTGAACAGCGTCCGCAACTGGCTCGGCCGCAATGGCATGGACTCTCTGACCAAGGCTACGACAGCCGACATTCAGAAACTTGTTATGGAAGCGGAGAAGGCCTACATCAAGAACGAGCTGCCGGCGTATGTATCGCCTAGCGGCCAAGTGGCTTTCCGTACAAAGGTTGAGTATGCGCCTACGTACAACCCAGAGCTGCAACAGATCGCCAACAAAGTCTTCGCTAAGAACCAGACGCTGAAGGACAAGATCAAGGCTAATGCCACCGGTCTGAACTTCGCTATCCAGTTCGTCGATCGCTTTGCCGGCCTTGAAGCTGTAGCCAAGCAGATGAAAGACCAGCTGGCCGCGTTCCAGATGATGTATTGGAACCGCACGTACGACGCTCGCAATATGGTTGTGGCTGAGACAGCGACCAACGGCCCGCGTGCGGTTAAAGAGCAGACCCGCAAAGACGGCCACAAAGAGTTCGTTCTGGACGCATCAGGCGCTCCCGGCCTAAAGGATATTGCTGAAGAAGTAGGCAAGTCCGCCAAGCGTGTGGGTAACGCCAACGCGGCGCTGCAACAGTTTGGGTTGTATATGGTAGCCAAGCGTGCCAAGCGCGTCGGTATCGACGTAGCCTTCGGCCGTAACAGCGACATGACCAAGCAGCAGCTGGACGACATTATCCGCAACGGCGACGCTGATCCGAACTTCAAAAAGGCCTCCGATATGTACGCTCAGTACAACAAGGGTCTGATGAACTTCTTGGCAGAAACAGGCGCTATCTCTAAGCAGCAAGCTAACGAGATGACCAAGTACAACGACTACGTTGGTTTCTACCGTGAGAAAGACGGCGTGATCGTCGACGGCGAGCACAACATCAGCATCGGCGACCTTACTCACAACAAGTTCCTGAAAGAGCTGCTGGGTAGCGACCAAGCTATTATCGACTTCCAGTCGAGCGCTCTCCAGAACACCAGCCTAGTTACCGACATCGGCCTGCGCAACATTGCCACTAAGAACACCGCCTACACGCTGGAGAAGCTGGGTATGGCTAAGATTCTGAACGGCAAAGGCCCAGCCAGCGGCAACGTGGTCCGCTTCAAAGAGCACGGCCAAGAGCGCTACGCTGTCATTGACGACGCCCTTGGCGTCCCGGCTGACCTGCTCGTTAAGAGCATGGAGGGTATCTCCACCAGCCTGCCAAGCGCTATCCGCTTCATGCAAGGCCCGGCTAATCTGCTGCGTAAGGGCGTGACCCGTATGCCTCTGTACGCTGTGCGTCAGGTTATCCGTGACTCGCTGGCCTCGACCATGACCGCTGGCGTTGACGCCATGCCGGTTACTAGCGCCATGAAGCAACTGAGCAGCTTGATGTCAGGCACCAACGAGACAGAGCGCAAGCTACAGGCTAAGGGTTTGATCGGCGGCCAAGTGTTCTCGGCTACCCCGGACGACATGAAGCTGATCCTCCAAGACATCGCTGCCGGTAAAGATCACTGGACAACGCTCATGTCCAAGCTGGATCACATCGCCATGAAGGCCGATGCGGCCTCCCGTGTCACTGCCTATAACAGCTACGTCAAGCAGGGTATGTCCGATATGGAAGCCTCGCTGGCTTCGCTTGATATGATGAACTTCACCAAGCGCGGGTTGTCGCCTAACATGCTGCTGGCATCGAACATGATCCCGTTCTTCAACGCGCAGGTACAGGGTCTTAACGTACTGCTCAAAGCCTTCCGTGGTACGTCGATGTTCCAGAACAAGCTGGACATCAAGGGTAAGCTACTCAAGCGCGGTGCGATGATGGCGGCTCTTTCGATGCTGTATGCAGCCATGATGGGCGACGACGATGCCTACAAGAACGCTACTCCAGAAGAGCGCTACAACAACTGGTTTGTGTACATCCCGGGCTTCGACGAACCTGTGCGCATCCCGATCCCGTTTGAAGTAGGCTACATCTTTAAGGCGCTGCCAGAGGCTGTGTTCAACCTAGCCGCTACCGACGAGAAGGCTGCCAACGTGGTCAAGGCCTTCAAGCAAATGGCTATCAACACCATCCCGGGCGGCAGCAACATGCTATTGCCGCAGGCTCTCAAACCTGCTGTGGAAGTGGCAGCCAACTACAGCTTCTTCACCGGCAAGCCGATCGAGGGCTCGCGTCTGCAAGCTATGGAACCGGGCAAGCGCTATGGCGCAGGCACCTCGGAACTGGCTAAGGCTATGGGCGACCTGCTCAATGTTTCCCCAACTCAGGTGGATTATCTGGTGCGCGGCTACACCGGCGGTCTGGGCGCTGCGATTGTGGCTCTCCTGAACCCACTGCTGGCCTCGCCAGAGAAGCCCGGTACGCCAGAGAAGAAGATGAGCGAGCTGTCGTTTATCGGTCAGGCGTTCCAGCCTACGGACGGTCGTGGTCTGATTCAAGAGGCCTACGACACCATGAACCGGATCAATCAGGCTAAGGCGTCGTACAACAAGCTGCAAGAAGACGGCCTGTTCCAAGAAGCCGAGAAGTTCGCCAATGACAACGCTTCCCTAGTAGGCGCATCGTCTGCGGCGGGCAAGTTCCGTCAGTACATGGGCGATCTGGCTAAGCAGGTTCGTCAGATCCAAGGCGATCCAGTGATGACACCAAAAGAGAAGCGTGATGCCATCGACGCCATCCGGCAAGAGCAGATCGCGCTGGCTAAGCAGCTCCGTTCAATCGAATAAAGAGGACACCAAATAGGCCGTCTCGGCGGCCTACCATCCACTCGATGCGCAGCTTGTAGTCGTAGTCATAGGCTGACGCGCGGGCTTCTCGGATGGTTACGTCCGTGTTGAGGGAGGGGACAAAAAACCCCTCCCCCTTTTTGAGCTTACTCCACGGAAACCGTTGCGGCCGCGTCAAACTCATTCTCCGGTAGCGATACGTGGAGGCACTGCACGTAGATAGGAGCGCCTGCTTGGGTGTCAGCGGTCAGGTTTTTCTTCCCTGTGCTCACTCGGTAGTGGTTCTCAAGCTGGCGTTTCATGTCCTCATAGCCGAAGTCTTGGCTTGAGCAGAACCCCTTTATTGCCGTCGTGCGGATGTAGACCTCAACGTACCCTGTAGCTGCGCCTTTCTCGATGCGCCCAACCACTTCGCGCACATTGCGAGACAACTCCTGCTCTCTACCTGTCAAACCCTTAATCATTTCCGATGTCTTGCTCTTGGAAATTGTAATCATGCTGCTGTAGTTCTTGCTCAGGAAAGAGAACAGAACGTCCTCCGCTTGACGGTAGGCCATGCGCACCATAGCTCGCATCGAGATGACAATAGACTTCAGATACTCAACGATTGGGCCGAGGTCAATCCTTACGATGCCGGCCTCATTAGCCAGCGTGATGCCGGCGATGATTGTAGCTACACCTGCCGTCCAGAAACGCTCGTCATTGCTCATGTGGAAGTGCGACTCAACCTTGGCCATGACATTGTTCATAACCTCGACAGCGCGATCCCGGTTGCGAACCAACCACTTGATGTAGGCAACGCCCGCCACGCCGTAGCTTTTCTGTAGCTTGCGCAGGACTTCCGACTGCTCCGGTGTCCACACCAGCTGTTTCGACAGCGGAAACTCCAATAGACGACGCAGCTCACCCTCAGACGAGTGATCCCGACCGCCGGTAAAGAAGTCCACAATGTGCGTGTTTGACGTGATGAGGGCGGGGGCTTCCCAGTGAGTGTTGTTCAAGCGCTCTGCATTAGTACCGGACTCCATGCGCTCTTTGCCTTGGCCGCGTGTCATGTTCAGCATGAAATCGGCTACCCACTCGAAGCCGGTGCCGCGGTTCTTAGCAGTGATTTCGTCGACCAGCAGTGGTTCGTTACGCAGCAGCCCGAGGCGCTGCTCCATAGCTACTACTGACGTATCCTTACTCACGGCGAAGCGCGTTGGGTTTCCCCAGATAGAACCACACAGATCCAGCGACAGGGACTTACCGGTGCCAGATTCTGTAGAGCAGACGTGGTATGTGATGCCTTTGTACTGCGTCAGCTTCATCAGAGGAGCGCCGAAGCCTACCCCTATGCCCAGTGTTAGGACTTCGGTCAGGCCTTTCTCTTGCAGCATCGCTACGATAGCCTGCCAATCCTTGAGGTTGCCCGAGGGCTCTGTTGCCTTAAAGATGTTCTCAAGCCCGCTGCGTACAGGCACAGGCTTAATCGTGCCGTCAGCCTTAAATATCTTGCTGTTGTGTACGAAGCCGTCATCCTCGGTCCAGCCGTACGACTGCGGCATATCGACCGGAGGCCTTTCCAAACTCATTTCCGAATAGCAGGCGCGTACGTAATTGTAGAGCTGCTCATCGTTACCTTTACCAGCGTGGGCTATGACGTTCTGCTTAGCCATAGCGCGTATCACTTCATCCTTGCCGGCAAACGACTTGGTGTCGATCATCACGTCTTTTACACCATGCGGGGTCAAAGCGACGTAGTGCGCTAAGTGCTCGTTGCCGCCCATGTTGTACACATCCACCGCATACATGTAGTAGGGCAGAATCATAATCTCGGCTTCAAGAGTTTCGCCGTCTGCGCCTTTGCTTGTCTTCTTGTAGAAGATACCCGCTGACCCACCGTACGAGAACCCGCGGGGTGGCGACGGCATCTTTATCTTGATCTGTTCGGGAGCTTCTTCGGCCTGTGGTTGTGGCCTTTCCACAACAACCTCCTTAGCCTCTGCAACAGTGTTCATCTTCTTGCCCAGCGCGATCGGGTTCTTGATCTTGCCCTTGTGTGGGCAGCCTTGACAGATGCCGGGGGTGGTAGCGTCCATACGCTCGCAGGAGTACGCGCCGTTCAGTTCGTTCCATTTGGCTTCAAACCGGTCGTCTTCGTACGGGTGCATGTCGGACAGCTTTTTACCCCACGCCTTGCCGTCATCACAACACCAAGCCTGAGACAGAACTGCGCGCCATGTGGGCTCCATACCGTCATCAGATGCGTGCTCAACGTAGTTTTTTACCTGAGCACAACCGGCCATGACCTTTTCAAAATCGAAGCTTTGGTTGTCAACAAGAAGTTTGACACTGGTCGACGGCGTGCTGTCAGCAAAGGAAGGGCGGGCACCCAGACCGAACTCGTCCGGCACGTAGGCGTGGCCATTGAGCTTGTCTTTCAGGCTGGCACCGAACTGCTCGAAGTCAAATACGCCGCCTTCCATGACGATAGTCACAGGGCGAGCTTTCTCTTTCTTGTAGTTGTGTGTACCGGGTACACGAAGCACACGGGCGCGGTCAGCAGTTACCGACGGGTCGATGGCAAAGCTGTGTTGCTTAGCCAGTCTCTTAAGGTTCTCAGCCGTTCCTCGCCATAGCTCGGCTGGTACATCCACAGTAAACGGCCAATAAACATGAAGACCACCTCCTGACGATACGACCCACGGATTACCCAAAGCACCAAGTTCGGTAGCGTCGATAAACTGTACGAGAGCTTCCAGCGCCTGTTTCTTGTTTGGGTAGTCCTTGCCTTCACCACAGTCGATGTCGAAGAAGCACGAGCGTAGATACAGCGCTTTATCTGCTTTGCGTTCCCCGGCTTCTGTAAAAGACGCCAGCGCAAAGTACGCATCCTTGTGCGACGCATCAAACCCATTTGCTATCTCCTCCAGCTCGTTAATCGTTGTAACGTACCGATGTTCTTTTTTATTCGAGCTTAGCTCCGCAACGCAGTAAAAACCGGAAGACGGGAGCACAGCCGCTAGGAAATCCAGCGGGGGCATGACAATCCTTCAGACTAAGTTACAGGGGAAGCTCGAGCTGGTTGCGGTCGATCTTCTTGTACGCTGCGCGTTCGTTCTGCGCATACCGGGTGAAGCGCTTGAGCAGTTCCATCTGCATAACCAACGTCATACCGCCGTTGTTCTTTTGCAGCTGCCACCCAGCTTCGGTAGCCAGTTCTAGGTCTGTCAGGTTTGTAGATTGAATTGTTGACATAGCGCCCTCCAAGCGTCTTCGCCAGATTGTGAATTGATGAGAGTCTTTAGTACGTATTCTACTCGCTCTCGGTACGCTGGAATTACAGCGCTGCCAGTAAACCAGTTGTAGATCGTCTGGCGCGTCGCCCCCGTAACAAGCGCTAGCTTCTGCGCGGATACGTCATGGTAGATCGCCCAACGACCAAGCTGATTACCTAGCGTACGCGGTGACTGCTCAACGCGTTGTCGTAGTTTCTCAGAATAGCCCATTTGTTTCTCCGAAGCGGGGGCCGAAGCCCCCGGGTCCCTATTAGTCGTCGTCGCCCCAAGCGTTAGCCAGAGCTGCGAGATCGTTTGCCGGTACTTGCTGCGGAGCTTCTTTATCCTTGCGGACAGTCGGTTCAGCCGGGGCTTCTTCGACTTCTGGTGCCGGAGCTGTTTTAGCGGCCGCTTTCTTCTTCGCAGCAGCGGCCGGTGCAGGAGCAAACTCCTCCTGTTCGGCTACCGAAGCCTCTGATTTTACACCGTCCTGCTGGGAAACAGTAAGCGTAATTGCCTTAATAGCTTCCGGCGACTTACCCTTTTCCTGCACCACGTTGAACTGCTCCTCGTTCAGCCAACCCTGCGGCTTGAAGAACAGCTTAGGATGCTCTGCGCTGGTGTCGAACTTGATGCGGGTAATCACCATGTCCGGGCTGATGTTCTGGGCAGACAGCGCCTTAACGTACGCATGTAGCGGGTGGTTGCCGTTCTCAGCGTCTCCGAAAATCGAGGTCGAGGGTAGCGCCAGTTGCAGCACGTCACCGTCAATGTCGTTAGCCAGAACAACAGCCACGCGGCGTTCAAAACGGCAGGCCTTGGAGTTACCTTGACCCGAGCCAGCCACGTTCTGCGGGCAGCTCATGCAGGCGCTAGCTTGCGGTTTCTTAACAGCTTCGTCCGGCTTATCACCGTCTGACGACCAGCATGCCGGAGGAGTGGCCTTAGCTGTAGGATCCCATTTACCTTCGTAGTACGTACGGCTTACCTTTGGAGCCGCGGCGCAGATGACCACGTCGAGGTGGCGTTCTTCGATCTGAGCAATTTCTTTGCCACCAGCGATCAGACGGAACACACCGCCCTTAACCGAGATACGCTTGCCGGAGTCCCCACCGGTATTCAGCGTCAGGGCTAGGTCAGTAAGTTGGCGACCCTTTGCAAAGGCCGGCATTTGGTTTGGGTTAAACAGAGCCATGTCGTTTGACATCTTGATTCTCCTTGGTTACTTGGTAGGTTTACGAACGGATACATCGAACTTCTGGTCGGCGTTTAAGCCGGGTGGCACAAGGCCGGGGTTTTCTTCCAGAAACTGTGTCATATTGGTTTGAGCAATACGGCGCTCAAGCAGATCAACTGCTTGGTTTTCCAGAACAAAGTTTTTGAAGGAGTCCCAATCCTGTGTGTAGTATCGGGTCTTCTTGAGCATGGTCACAGTACCGTGGTCGGTACGTACTGAGTTTACACCAAGCTCCTTCAGCTTGTCGCGCATCGCAGTAGAAACCTGCTCTTTCTGCTCCTCGATCTTGGCGACCTCGGCATTGAGTTCGCTGATCTTGGTACGCATCTTCATGTAGATCTTGCATAGTGTGTCGAGAGACACGGCCTCATTGTTGTCCACAATGTTCTCCTGTTGTTTGTATAGTGTTAGACAGTTTATACCCTCTGTCACGGGTGTCAAGCCTTTTACAAATTATTTTGATTTCATCTCCTCCTCGTAGAGTTTGATGAACAGCCCGTGGTCTTCGACCCGGCCTTCCAGTTGCTTAAACATGCGACGCTCAATGTCGCTGCCCTGTAGGTGTATGACAGTAACTTTGTCAGAATCCTGACCCTTGCGATCGGGGCGAGCGCAGCACTGGATGTACGTCTCCACCGACATGACCGGCCCCCAGAACACCACCGTATCCGCTGCCGTCAGCGTTACCCCGTGCGAGGCAGACTGTGGCTGGATAACCAGCACCCGAGGGGTGTCCGTTTCTTGGAACGCCTTGAATATGGCGGTGCGCTTGGTTACTGACACGTCGCCGTGGATGACCGCCGTCAGGATCTTGTGCTTCTCCAGATGGCTTGCGATGGTGTCTATGCTGTGCCGGAACGGGGCAAAGACCAAAACCTTGCGGTCGGTTTCCTCCAACACCTCCATGAGAACTGCCAGTCGGTTAGAGCAGTCGAACTCGACCACTTCCTTGTCGTCTGTGTATGCAGCGCCGGCGCTGATCTGTAGGAGCTTGTTGACCCCAGCCGCAGCGTTGACCGCCGTGATCGTTTCCCCCGCTGCGCTGACCAGCATGCGTTCCTTGAGCATGTTGTAGAACTTCTTTTGCTGCGCGGTGAGGGGTACGTCACGCGTCTCGGTAATGACCGGTGGTAAATCCAAGCACTCCGACTTCTTGAACCTGATGGCCGGTTGCAGCGCATCGAACACAAGCTGCGGGGCTTCTTCCTTCGGCATCCATTTGAACTGCGTCACCTTGCGCATGGTCTTGTCCCGCCACGCCGTCATAAAGTTCGGCACGCCCTTGGGGTTGACCAGCTTAGCCAGACCAAACGCATCCTCCGGAGACTGCGATGCCGGTGTACCGGTCATCATCCACAGGTAGGTATCAGGTCGTACCAGCTTGGCCAGCGTCTTCCAGCGCTTAGTGCTGACGTTTTTATAGGCGTTGGCTTCGTCCACAATAATCAGGTCGAACGTCTCATCCTTAAGTATTGTGTCCGCGATCAGCGGCAGGCCGTCGTAGTTGGCGATCACGAACTCGTAGCCGTTCTTAACCATCTCAATGCGCTTCTCAGACTTATGGTGGTGGCAGGCGATTGCTGTGCGGTGGATGATGCTGTTGCTCAGGTCCGCTAGCCAAGCCGATTCCATAATCGACAGAGGGCAAAGGATAAGAACGCGGCGCACTTCTCCACGCTTCATTAGGTAGTCGGCAGCCCACAGCGCTGACAACGTCTTGCCTGTACCCGGATCGTTGAACACAAACGAGCGTCGATGTAGCGTCAGGAAGCTCGCGGTTTCTACTTGGTGGCTCATCGGTTTGAATCTGCCCGGCCAGTCGTAGTCGCGGCTGATAGGCGATGGCACTTTCTTCAGGCCAAGGTTCTTCAGCACACGCGCTTCGTCCAGCCCCCAATACACGAGCATCTGGTGCAGCCCATTACCGAGGTCAGCTACGTGCTTGCTCTTAGGGATGATGCTGTACTTGGCAGGGTTACGCGTTGTGAACGTAACCGCCTTGTTATCGACTATTTCCATGATCTATGTCCAGAATTTTCCACGCTGTTTGTACCAAGTCTCTGTCGAAGTCTCGCCACGTTTCTTTTTGCAAATTGCCGGCCTTAAACAGCTTCGACATAACCTTAAGCCAGAAGTCTTTGTTCTCTTCCAGCGCCGTAGCTGTCTCGTCGTCTTTGAACCAGCGCGAGCCAAATTTGTTGATAGCTAAGTCAATCGCGGTCTGAACCGCCATGTTGTACACCGAGCCCTCGTCGTTCAGTTCATCGAACGTCCAATCGGCGTTGTTGCCAAGGTGAAAGCAGCCTAAAGTCTTAAAGTCTACTGGTCGTATTTGTTGCGCGTACGCGTTGTTCATCGCTGCTTGTTGCTGCGCCATCTGCATGTGCGCCTTAGCGTTCTGTAGATCGACAGCTTGCTGCGCTGCGCCCCATCCCGTTATGCCTTGTTGCGCTGCGTTACCTAACAACTCACCACCTGCGTACTTTTTCTGTTCGTACGCGTTCCTCGCTAGGGCTTTTTCGTACGCTTCTTCGGTAAGCCCAAAGCGTGCGGCTAGTCGTTTCGTGCTTTCTGCTAGTCCCATGTCGTTCTCCTTTATTCGACAATTCTCAGCACTACGCGGTAGCTTGACGCTAGCGTGTGCATCTCTAGGTAGCCTAGTTCCCTTAGGCGGTTGGTCGCGTGTTGCCAGAACACTGTCTCTGCGTCCGTGTTAGCAATCAGCTCAGTTCCTACCCATTCCTTACCAAAACGTACTACCCATAGATTAGCCAGCGTCTCTGGGTCAATGTTGTACGGCGACGATTTATCCACCAGCATCGCTTCAGTCGGCTCAGCCTCGAACGGCTTTATGTCCACGGGCTTGCCTTTGTTTGTTAAGACAGCCCCAATGTGCCTAGCGCTGGTTATTGCGCTGTTTGCTGCTGGCCCTACCACGTATTCGCCAGCGTTTGTTGTAAAAGGGCCAAAACTATACATCGCCGCATCAACGGCGTCGTTGTGTTCCATAATGCTCTCCAAATTGTCAGTCTTATAAGTGCGGGGTCACGTCGGCGGAAAACTACCGTAGCAGAAACCGACGCCCCCGCTGGTGAAGTTAGTATGAAACTGTAGTCCCGGAGAAGACCTACAGCGCCGTGTGCAACACCCTCACCTTACTCACACACAGTCTTTCAATAACCTTATTTGCGCTTGCCTTTACCGTTGTCGGCCATGTTAGCCTTGGGGCTACGCAAGCGCGTGTTACCTTTTGTCGACTTACCGCCAGCCCGAATGGGCGTCTTGTGGTCGATGTGTTTACCATCACGGTTTACACCCGCTTTGTCATACGCGCGTCGTGCGCGTTGACGCTCTATCTGGTCGTCCGTTTCACCTGACTCCTTTTGGAGTTTGTAGGCATGCTTGTAATTTCTTTTACCGTTGACTTGCGTCATGTCAGTCTTCCCAGCCTTCGTTCATCACGTTCTCCCATTGTACTCACAGGTTAGGACCCCGCAATACTTCTTACATAGGCCTGATTGCTTCGGCCGCCACACAGCAGTATCCATACATTCCGCGATGCGTGCAACACGCTCCCGGTACTTCCACCAGAGGGCTTCTTCCTGCTCACGCGTGACCTTGTGCTTGGTCATGCTGTTCTTGACAACAAACAGGAGAGCGCTGCGAACCTCTTGAATCTCGGGGAAATGCTTGAAGATCATCAAGCTCATCAGGTCTAGCTGGTTGGTGTCGGGGTAGCGGTCGCTACCTGTCTTGTAGTCAATACACCAAGCGATACCTTCTTCCTCGTCGATAATCAGCAGGTCGGCGATACCGCGCACCCATACGCTAGGGTCTTTCCAATCAACCACGTTCAGCTGTTCGTCCAGAGCCATCTCATGCTCGGGATACTTGTCGCCTTTCTTTGACAGCAGCGCATCCACTGTAGGCTTGATGAACGCGAAGGCGGGTGGGATCGGGGTGCCGTCTTTAACGTACAGCTCAGCAGCTAAGTGCAGCTGCTCCCCGTATAGGGCCGACTCATGTTGCTCGAACGGCCACTTCTTTAGAACCTTGATCTCGTGGTACTTTCTTTGGCAACTCTCGAAGTCTTTAAGTGAACTATGCGACCATTTTATTTTATGTGCGCCCATGTTTTCCCCGTTCGTATACAGCTTATTGTTGAGTGGTGTACGCCAAACTCTTCAGCTATTGCCAGATTAGTCCAGCCGCAAGAAATAAATTCACGTATCTCTTTAACGTGGTCCGCGTCTAGTATGCCGCGAGTGCTTTCCGGTCTACGCCCAGCGTTTGTTTTCTGGCGTTCGTTTGTTGCACGAGATACCCAGCGTAGGTTGCTCAGCCTGTTGTTAAGCGGGTTGTGATCTAAGTGCGCGGCTTCTTTGCCAGCCGCTTCACCACGAAACGCCAATAGAACTACTCGCGCCAGTCTGCATGTCTTCGCCACGCCGCTAACGCTTAGTCTAACTTGAACGTATCCCTGCTTATCTACACGCGTAGCCAGCTTTCTACCTGCACGAACACGCTCGGTAATGCCTCCCCAACGATCTTTCAGAATCTCTCTACGCGTAGTGCTATACACCTCACCGGCAGAAGAAACTTCATAGGCAGCGCCGTAGCCGGGGATGTGCGACCACTTAATTTGTTGCACGTTTCATCTCCTCAAACGCCGCGATCAGCAGCGCATGCAGTTCCCACAAGTCGAAGTTCCAAGTATCAACGCCATCGTCATCTAAGTACGATCCGTATTTATCTGCCAGCTTTTCTAACTGTTCGTGTGTCATGTTGGTGCCTAGTATTTGAATGTCTCCAACGCTTCTTGTAATCGGTCAGCAAAGTTAGTGACAAACCCTTCGTCGGTTGCCAGCTTGTGACCCATGTCGAACAGTATAGCGTGAACTAGCTCGTGAAGAAATGAGTTACCGATCTCCCCTTTGTCGTACTTGCGACCGGTGCTAGCGTTGTGCGTAGCAATAGAGACCGAGCGCTTGTCGAAGTCCAGCTGCCCCATGATTGATCGGCCACGGGCGGTCTTCATCGAGTCTACCTCAACAACTTTGTAGCGTTTGCCGCTTAGTTTAAAAGCTAAAGGCACGTCGATGTGGTCAGCCATTTGCTCCCTCCAATACCTCAATAAGTTTCTCTATGTAGTGCCCGCACTTTTTAATCTCTTGCAGCTGCTCGTCTTTGCTACCCATACGCATCAGGTATTTAAGAGCGCCGTGTCGGTACGCCCCGATGCGTTGCTCCAGCGGCCATGTGTCTACTACATCCCAAGGCTCAACGCCCATGTCTTTGTAGTGCGTACCGGCTACTTGCTTATCGCCGGCTTTTAATACCGCTTCTATGTGTGCCATTATTTCTTTCTGGTTTGAGCGGTTGGCTGCTGCTTCCGTTATTTCTACCATAGTGCCTCCGAGTTCATAGTGTCTTCCAGTGATTGTGCGTCCGATACGGCCTTGCCTCCGCTTCTTATTTCGTACTCTTGTGGCCGACAGTTCCTGTTCGCCCATTGTCTTGCTCCTTCGAGTGTGGGGAAAGCCCGTAAGGGCCACCCCTCTTCGTATACAACGAACTTATTTAATATCTCCATAGCATTTACCCCAGCCGCCATCAGCTGCCAGCGGGATGCCGGGCATGTACTTAGGCGCAGTTGTCATACAGTCAAGCATAAAGTCATACGCCGCCTCAGCTTCTGCCTCCGGCACCAAAGCCACCGCTTCATCGTGCACCGTCAGCACTACAGGGTAGCGCTTCTGTATGCGCAGCATGCCGTCAGTCATCACGCAACGGGCTACCGCTTGCACAATGTTTTCAACGACCTTGCCGCCGTATAGCTTCTTTTTGTCCTTACCGTAGTGCCATTGTACACGGCCTTTCTCATCCGGTGTAGCTGTTAGGTCAGGGTATTTGAGGGACAATCCGCTGGGTAGAACAATCTCACCCTTGCGGAATATCAGCCCTTTGTGACGCCGCTCCTTACCACCCGCCAGCGAAATGTGGATCAACTCGTTGCACATGTACCAAAACTCAGTGACAGGCACAGCGGCTGAACGGTACTTGTCCACAATCTGTTTGGTAGCTACCGAGTGGATCAGGATCTGCTCATCTGTACAGGTACGCGGTATCTCCAGCGCACGCTCCACGTTCTTATCCCAGCCAACGAACTTCTGGAATATCTCGGCATCCACCCCAGCCTGCTTGGCAAAGGCTTTGTCGTACAGAACCGGAGGCGCACCAAGGAACCCTGTCAGCAGCTGGCTAGCGAACGAGTGCCACCCCATGCCATACCCACAACCCAGCAGCGCTGCCTTGGCAGACTGGCGTAGGTCAGGGTGATCTTTCTTGTTGAGGTTAGGTACACCGAACATCTGCCGCCCGAACAGCGAGTAGGCATCGTCCCCCGACGAGAAGATCTGCAACAGATCCCGGTAGTCACACAAGTACGCTAGCACACGTGGCTCAATCTGCGACAAGTCGGCTACGATCAGGCTGTAACCCTCCGGCGCTGAGATTGATTTGCGTAGGAAGCTGCCCCGCTTAAGGTTTTGTAGGTTAATACCCGAACCTTTGGATGCTGACCACCGGCCTGTGTGTGCGCCGTAGTAGTTGAGCGGTACAGGTAGCGTACCCCTGCGGCTGATGTCTAAGAAGCGCTGTGCTCTCGTCCGTTCCAATGTCGATTTAACCGCAAGACGTGCTTCGCATAGGAGTGCCACGTCTTCGTTGTCCCCGTTGAGTAGTGCTTGAAAGAGCGCATCGTTCTTTGCAAACGCGTATGTGAAACCGGTTGGGTTCGGAGTCTTGGGTGTGGCCTTCTTTTTCTTGAGAGGCGGCTCCACACTAAGCTTGCGCAATATAGCTGCAAACTTGTCGTTGCTAGCCAAGTCGCTTTCAGCAATGTCGAGTTTCGATAGCAGTCCCTCACGTCGCTCTCGTTCTTCGTGGATTGCTTCAACCAGAGTAGATTCGTCGAGTTCGAGACATGGGTTGGTGAACATCTTGAGGGTGAGATCAATAAGGCGGAGCTCCTTGGCCGGATACCCAACCACGAGGTGATCGAATACTTTTTCACAGAGGAACACGTCGTGCTTGCAGTAGCCGCCCAGTTCTTTCTCGATGGGTGGCGTAAGCTCGAGCAGGCCGTCTGTTGAGTGTACTGCCCTACCCTTTTCTGGTAGGTGTAGTTCTTCCGCGAGCTTGGCAAGGCTATTACCCACTTCAATACCCCGCAGCGCGCGCGCCATGCTGAGGGAGTCAAAAATGAAAGCTGGTTTCTTACCGTATACCCACGAGAGAATCGCGCAGTCGAACTGCGCGTTGTGTGCAAGCACCGCTGTGCTCGCCCAGTCGATCCGATCAAAGAACGCCTGCTGATCCCCACCGCTAACCCAATAGATCTTGTCATAGCTATCTCCGTACCACTTGTAGCCGACACCATAAGACTTGAACCGCTTGTCTCTGATGTAGCTTTCTGTGGTTAGCTTGCTCAATGTGTAGGACTTACTGTCCCAACGTGTTTCAAAGTCCAGCACCAGTATGCGCGTGAAAGGCGCGCCGTCGAAGTTAAAGGCCGTCATTAGTTAAGCACCCGGTTTTCGTCCTGCATGGTTTGCATTGCGTCGAGCAACCTCTCGCATGTCGAGCCTGTCATTTCTATCAGGTCTTTAATTTCAGCGTTCATAGATACGACAGTGATCTTGTCCCCCGCCGCGGTTAGGAGAACCCCTTTGGTTCCGTTTTTCTTGAAGCACTCAGCAACAAGTTTTGTAGCCAACCGGAAGGCCTTGAACTTATCTTCGTCCTCCATATCCAGCTTGTCGCGCAGCTCAGTAACGGCGTTGCTTTCCACGGCCTCCAACTCTTTCTCTAGGCGTTGATTGCGCGCGTGCAGCTGACGATTTTCCTGCTCAAGCGTTGCGATAAGGTCATGCGTTGTGTCCATCAGTATTTCTCCTTTAACTCCGATACGTTTAGTCATTTGCTCCACCCGTTGTTTCTTTCACTACGTAAATACGCTTGTACATAGCGTGCGTTGGGGCTTCGTTTTTAGAGCTGTTTGGATCGACCGCCCTACCCGTCGTTGTGTAGAACTGGAACGCTTTACAAGCCAGCAGCTCCTCCGCACATTGGTTGAAATGCTTGCATACATATTTCTCGCAAGGCGGGGGTGATATGGAGCGTAGTGTCTCGTAAATTGTTCCAGCGTCGCTCATGCTAGGCCTTTCATCCTGTCTGCGTATTCTGTGTCACGCTCTCGTTTGCAGTCGGCGCAAGCCGGGTCTGTGTTCCACAAATAGAAGGTACGACACTGGTTGGACATAACATGGGGTATGAACGTTTGCACTACGTAGAACGTGCCATCCGGTCGGTATCGTCGGTCAGGAGCATAGTAGCCGTACGCTGTTTTTGGATTACGGGTGCTGTTACACCCGTACCGAAACGTACTGTCTACCTTAACCTTCGCATGCACCTCATGGTCTTCTACCGGAGGCATACCAGCCTCGAATAGTACGTTACGCCGTCTACCTTTTTAGAGCGGAGTTCACCCTCTGCAACCAAACGGTTCAGGTTCGAGCGCACAGCTGGCGCCACAATGCTCTTCTTCATCTTCTGCGTCAGTACCTTGGCTAGCGCTGGCGCTGTCGTCCACTCGGTCGTTATGAACTCTCGCGTCGCCTGCACTATAAGCCCGTAGTTATTGGTGCGCGTCCCTCTGTCGGCGCGTTTAGCTTTCGGATCCTGATTCTTCGGTATAGTCAGCCCCAGCTCCATAAGCCTCCCCGGCGCATCCGGTACCTGATACCGACTCGAGGGGTACAACAGCGTCATTAGTTCTTGCCCCAGCATTTCTTTTCTCCTTTTTCTTTCCAAAGATGCGATCGTAGTTACTGCGGTAGTTCTCGTTGCTGCGCTTGCTTACAAGCGCGTCGCCAGTTATGTCATTGTGTGTGGCCATCTGTCATGTCCTCCAGCATCATGCGTAATAAACCTAGGTTGTCTTTGTGGATAACAAACGCTATCCCCCCATTGGACTCGACCTGCCCTAGAAACTTCTTCTGTAGTTCGGTAGGCTTCTTTGTTGCGTCAGCCTTGGCTTCGATGGCAATGAACGCGCCCTTGTACAGCGCGATGATGTCACTCACCCCAGCGCTCCCCATGCCTGCCATATACGGGCTAAAGTGCAGCGCCCCGTACTCGTTCAATATCTTCTTGATCTTTGTCTTAACCAAGCCTTCCGGTGTACTAGCCATACGACCTCCCCGTTACGCCTTGTGCTGTTATAGCCTGTGCAGCGTTTCGTTTGGTGCGCTCTTTGAGCATGTCTGCGGCTACTGCGTAGGCCACAACAGCTAACTCTCTGTTATCAAGTGCGCCGCCCCCGTTCTCAGCCAACATGCCTTGCAGCGCAGCTTTAGCGAACTCATCCAGAACGGTCAGCCCACCCTGCGCTGGGCCTCCGGTTAGCAGGTGATGGTTGTAGCGGTTATCCCGCATCTCATCGAAATCAATCTTGCTCATTGTAGTCTCCGTTAATTTTCACGCACTTGGCGCACACCCAACGGCGGTTAAGCCCGCCATTGAACTCGACCCAGCGCCCGTTGTTAGCAGGCTGCTGGGTTCTACAACACGAACAGGTGCGAGGTGGCCTATCGTCCTCATGCACATGCGTTCTATACCCGTTTGTCATTCTAGTTACAGTACACCTGACAGTTTCCATCTGGAGTGCAGCACTTGTTACAGAAAACAACTCTGCCGTCAGGGCTCAGCACCGTGTAATTTGTGCAGAAAGCATACGCCGAGGTTGCGGCTAGGGCAATACATAGCACGATAATTTTTTTCATTTTGTTTTCTCCTTAATTGGTCGTTTGCCTACGTGTGCAGCGCAGCAATACTGCCTGCGCCCTTTACTGTCAGTGATTATTGTGTCGGCCTTCTTGCTACAGCCGAACGATCGGCACTTCGTGCCTTCGGGTATTGCGGTTTGTTTCACGGCTTACTCCTTGCTCGGATGGTTGCGGCTATGTCACGCAAGTCTGCCTGTCCTACTTTTCCTTCAAATAACTTTGCACACGACTCACGCTCACATTCAGCAGCTTTCTCTGCGGCCATTTTCCAGTTCTCGTAATCGCGTTTGTTCTCGGCTTTCCATTTCTCTGCTTCATTGGCAGCGACTATGGCGGCAAATCGTTTAACCCATTCTTCATCGCTGTTAAACGTCTGGTTTGGCGCACAAGCCAACCGCGCCATGCGGATGATTTCATCTTGTGTCACAGTTTTTCTCCAAACAAAGCTAACAGCTCTTGCTTAATGTCATTTTCCCGTATGTATTCATGCGTTGAATCTCTACCAAAAGCGTTTTCAATTTTGTAATCAATACGAGCATCAATCCAATCCATCAGCTTTTCTAATTGCTCTTTATCCACGGTTCTTCTCCCTATCAGCGGCAATGACGGCACGGAACAAACCGAGCCATCCGTCTTTTGTGTTGCCGTACCACATAGCATTAAGTTCCTCATCCGTCAGGTCTTTTGTACGGACAGGGGCGGCGTTAAGTTTCTGCAACCTTTGTTCCGCCCACAACGCACCCATTCGCCACGACCATGAATCTATGCCTTCAGAATCATCAGCATCTATTCGTTTAGCAATTTCACTTAACTCTGACGCTTTGAAAGTTGCCCACGCCACCGGCTCCTGCTCTGCTTGCTTTTGCAACTCAATAATTTCATTAGCCAGCGCCTTGTTGGTTTCAACCCAAGGTTTAGCGACTAGTTCTGCAAAATCAATAGCTGCTTGTTGAAAATTGCAAGAACCATTTGTTGTGTTTTTTAATACAACTTCTCGCCATATGTCGATTAGTTCGTCTTTATCCATTGGTCTTTTCCTTTAATTTGGCATGTTGTTGGTCGTTCATTTTGTATTATCCTCAGGTAACACGTAACCCCATGATGTAGCCAGACGTGCCTGTACCGACTTGCAGTTTAGATTGTCCTGCGGCTGCGCTTTTTCCCAACACTCAACGCAATACAACGCCCAGCCATCTTCAGCGGTTTTGTTGCATCCACCACATCTGGCTGTGTTTTCTTGCGGCTGCCCATCTCCCCAGAATTCACGGTCGTAGTCTGATACTTGCGGCTGCGCAAATACTTCTCGCAGGGCGGTGATGGCTTTCATGCTTTGAAGTTGCTTTCCTTTAGCGCATATATCCCAATCAGTAGATACTTCCAAAGCCTCCAACGCCTGTCGTGCGACTTGTTCTAGTTTCGTTGTCATTTATTCTTCTCCCTATCAGCGGCAATGACGGCACGTGCAGCGTTATAAAACCAATGTAGGTTCATGTGTTCGCCATTTGGTTGTTCCGTCAAAATCCGTTCAATTTCTTCACCAGTCAGGTCTTTTGTACGGACAGGGGCGGCGCATTTGTGGATGCCGGGATTTTCAACGTCACACACAGGACACTTAAT